CAGTCCACAAATCGGTGATCCGTCCAATGTGTTCGACACAGCCATCAAGGCTATTTGTGCCTCCAAAGGAATCCCTTATCGAATTTTTATTGGAACTGAGGAAGCTCAGCTTGCCGGCGCTCAAGACAAGAAAGCGTGGAACGAACGAATCGCCAAGCGCCGTGACAAGTATCTGGGACCTCGTCTCATTCGCCCTTTCATCGATCGCTTGATCGGATTGGGCGTTCTCCCGTCCACACAAAAGTATTCAATCGTTTGGGAGGATCTGTCTACGCCCACACAGCTGGAGAAGGCAACGATCGCCAAAGCCTTTACGGAAGCCCTCGCCAAGTATCTTGCAGGTGGAGTCGATTCACTAATCCAGCCGCTCGAATTCCTCACCGAGATTGTGGGCATGCCGACAGAGAAGGCACAAGCAATCCTCGAGAATTCCCTCCTTGCTATCGACGGCACAGTTGCGGAGGCTGAGCGAATCGTCTCCGAACGTGATGCCAAAGCACAAGCTGCTGAGGATCGTCTCAGGGAGGCGCAGCAAGCACAGCAACAGCCCGGGCAGAATCGTCCTCTTCGCAATTCGTTCTGGGAGGATCTCGACACGACCGAGGAAGAGGAGGAAGTCATTGTAAACCTTCTCAATACATTCTCCCATAGACGAAAGAAGAAGACACGCAAAGCCGCCTGACGATTACATTCTCACTATGTCCCGCACATTGACACGCCTCAACCCGAATCATCCTCACACGCAGCTCAAGCGTTTTGAGGATGTAACGTACCGTTACTTTCAGTCTCTTTCCACAGCCAAGCTGGTTGAGATATGCTCTCATTCTGCCATCGTCGTCAGCCCTGTGTGGAACAGGAAAGACATTTTAGCTGCTTTGATGGATCACTTTGTTTCCCAGTGGAAGGCAGAGTGGAAAGTGAATACAGGCTGGGACTTCGACGATTCCCAAGATCCCGCCAAGCTCGCTCTGCACATTGAGGAGGCTAGGAAGAAGCGGGAGGAATTCGCTAAGGAAGGTATCTCGCTCAAGATCATTTACAAGGGAGCCGAGATCACACGTGAGGAATATGCGTCCCTGCCTCCCGAGGAACAGAAACTCGTCAGATCGAATCTCGAAGAGCGTCTGCGTGCGATCAAGGACGCCGGTTTCCTGGGACTCGATGCAAAGGAAGGTCTAGTCGATCGTCGTTTGTTTCCTCACGCTACGCCTTGCGAGAAAAACGAACTGCTCGAAACTCCCGAACCCGCTTTCATCCCATGAACCTAGACAAGCAAGCTGACAATCTCATCCAAGCTGCGACTGCGTATGCGCGTGAGGCAGAATTGAGGGGTGCCGCATCGCCCAAGGAATTGGAGATCAAGCTTGTCGCCGCCTTCATCACGGGCTTTGCTCGATCCGTCCATGCGATGCAGAAATACGACGGTAACATAACGGCAGGAGAGCTGGAACAAGTTGCCTCCAAAGTAGCAAGCAAGCTCGATCTGTTTTCCGAATCTTCCTCTAAGCAGGAAACCCCATGAGGTTTCGCATCTCAAAGGCGTGGAGCATGGACAGAGCGAAGTCCGAAGCAACGCACGGACTTGTCTGCTCCTGCGGAGACTGTAATCTCCTGCCTTTGATCAATGCGGAAAGGAAGAAGGCTAGAAAAACATCTCCTCTGCGTGCAGACCCCACGCGCACGGGCAGAGTAAGACGAGAATTTATTAGCGATGTAAACCGGCGCTTTAAATCGCTTTTGCGCGACATCACCGATCTGATCATTGTCGATGACGCGTTTGGTCTTAAAACTAAGGCACCATTAAAGCTAAACCTCAATGCTGAGCGGTGGCAGTTTGTCACTTCCGACGAGAAGGTGAAGCAATTCCGCGGATGGCTGGATCGTCGAATAGACGCAGGATTGCTTTCTGTCGATACGACAGGCACAGCATGGACGGCTAAATACATCGATTCAGCCTACAAGCAGGGTGTGCGGCGTGGATACGACGATGCGACACGCGCAGGCTATGAGGACACCGAAACGCTGCCTGGGTTCAGTCAAGGACAGAGATCAGCTTTCCTAAGCTCTAGTTTTGCAGCACCTGAAAGAGCCAGCAAGCTCCGCCTCCTGCAAACGCGAACGTTCGAGGATTTGCGTGGCGTGACGGCACAAATGTCCTCGCGGATGGCTCGCGCACTTGCGGATGGGCTAGCAGAAGGTCGGGGAATTCTCGACATCGCCGACAGCGTTAGAAGTGCAGCGGGAATTCCATTGACTCGTGCGCGTACGATCGCGAGGTCGGAAATCATTTACGCGCATTCGGAAGGTCAACTCGACAGCTTCGAGGATTTGGGTGTAGACGAGATCGGCGTGATGGCAGAGTGGAGCACAGCGGGCGACGATCGCGTGTGCGAACTCTGCGCCTCCCTCGAAGGTGTCGTCATGACAGTGAAGGAGGCTCGTGGGCTGATCCCTCGCCATCCTAACTGTCGATGCACTTGGCTGCCTGCGAATGTGGGGGAGACAGGGAAGGGACAGAAGCGCACCAAGACAGACATCGCAGCTGCCATTCGTCGATCCCTCCGCACAGAAAGTCCTTCCTCTAAATCTGCTAAGGAAGCTCGCGAGCGATCGAGATGGAGTGGAGCAGATCGTGAGTTTAGCGGGAAACGCCCGCAGCCTGCTTTGTTGTTTGATCCTTCGGAAGATTAACTATGCAAATTTATGTTCCTTACTTTGGCGGTGATCACAGCAGTCTTTTTTCCCTATGGGTCCAGCAGCTTGTCGCCTCTGGTTGCTCATGCAGCGTCCACTTTATATTTCCTGATAGCCTGCCTCCTCCAGAGAGTCGAGGAAACAGACTGAAGAATGCAGAGTTTATTTCCGTCCCGATGCACAAGCTGAAAAAGCGTGTGCGTCTGAATACAGCAGGGACAGAGAAGATGGACATAAAAGAGATGCTGGCTCTCTATTCTCTGCGTCTGTTAGCAGCGCCTGCATTCGTTATGGATCTCGATGCGCTGATTCAGCATGATCCTTTCAAGAGTTTTGAGGGGAAGGGAGACTTTGGGATGGTGCGCGATCCCATGATTCGCTGGGCAAAGAATGCGCCTGAACACAATGCGGGGGTCATGTATTTCAGCGGCAACAGAAAGGAAGAAATCGCTACGCATTTCGAGAAGGCGTGGGATGAACTTCAAATAACAGTTCCAACCAATTCTGTTCTCCTTGGACAGAAGGCATGGTCGCTCGCGCATCACCGCGTGAAGGGATTCATGATGGAGGACACGATGAACTGGTCACGTTGCTGGGGACCGAATTCCGATGCAAAAATCTACCACTATCACGGGCGCTCGGGCAAGTTCATGCTCTCCGAAAAGTACGGACTCCAATGTCCGTGAGATCATCGTTTACAGGGAACAGGCAAGAGGAGACGTTCTCCTTTGCACGCCCGTAATCAGAGGACTGAAAAAGAAGTATCCCGAAAGCCCGATCGTCTTTGTCACGAGATACACGGAAATACTGAGAGGAAATCCTCACGTCCATTCAGTAGTTCACAGTTCGCGCCCTCCTCAGTGCACGGGAAACGAATTCCAAAGATTGAGTCTTGAGGTGGCGTATGAAAAGATGCCTGGGACCAATTTGATCGACGCATTCGCGCAAGCAGCGGGATTGGCTAAAGGCGAATACGATAAACGCCTCGACATGTATCCGCGCAGCCATGATGCCTACTTCGCGGATCGAACAGTGAAGACGAACAAGTCGATCGTCGTGGCACCCGGTCCGGGGTTGTGGCCAGGACGCAACTGGGAACAAGCTAGATGGAATAAGGTGTGCAAGACTCTGTTAGCTCGAGGTTGGGAAGTGATCATCGTAGGCACAGGTCGAGAGTATCCTTTGCCCTCGACCACTGATCTGAGATGCAAGACGTCGATGCATCAGGCCGCTGCTGTCATTCGGCGCGCATCGGCATTTGTAGGCATCGATTCGTTCCCCGCTCATATCGCCGGAGCGATGGGGACTTCTCGCGTTGTGTTGTTTGGTATTACGCTTGCGCGCCACATTTTATGCGACTCGCCGGGTACAATCGCCGTCGAGTCAGATCCTTTTCACCCCTTCAGTGGTGCGCGGCATTGTCACGAGCGCATCTCCTCTGTCATGCTCGGGAATCCACCCGATAACCCCATGAACACGATCTCGGTTGATTGTGTGTTGTCGGCAATCGAATCTCTCCCTTTAAAATGAGCTACGTAATTGGAACAGGTTTCTGTGAATCTTCACGCTACGACGCAGTGGCGTTTTTCAGCTACTGGCTGACGCATATCAAAGCCTACACGAATCCCGATCACATCTTTGTCCTCGATCAAGTGGATCGCACTCTAGCGGGAGTATCTGTGGCAGATACTATTGTCGGGTACAAACGTTCCAAGATTCATTATGGAGCAATGAACATGTCGATCGTTCCTTCGGGAAACTTAGGGCATGTGCACCAATTAATCAAAGCCGAGCAGCCTTTCAAAAACCATCAGCTGTGTGGATGGAGTGCTTCAGTGCTGGCGCTCGCGATGCTGGCATACAACGCGGAACGGGATTTTGTCTATGTAGAGCAGGATTGTTTGCTCGTGGGAAGAATCGTTGATGCGATCATCAGGGAGGCGGATGAGAAAAAGAAGGACATGCTGTTCGGCTCGTGCAAGATCATGAACGCTGCGCAGAGTTTGTTTTTCATCCGTCACAAATTCATCCCTCGATTTGTCATGGAGTATCTGATGGGTCCTGCTGACACTGATCCCCATTGTCGCCCTGAGAAGAAATTTTGCTACCTCGAAAGATCGTGCGCAGCGAATGTGGGAAGATTTTCTTTTGGCATCGATCGCGATCGCCCCATCCCTTGGGGAACGGAACTTTTCTATGTGCAGCACCTGACGACAGAGGAATTGGAACAGGGAATCAAAAACGGAACCTTCTTCAGGGCTTACTAAAATGAGCGAACCTGTCATGCTAAATTTGGGATGCGGCACGAACAAACTCCCGCATCCCTGGAAGAATCATGATCGCGATTTAGACATCACGAAACCGCTGCCTTACAAAAGTGATTCAGTGGATGTTATCTTCATCGAGCATTGCTTGGAGCATGTCACGGGACCTCAAGGGTTTCGATTCATGCAGGAGGCTTTTCGTGTTCTGAGGAAAGGAGGCACGCTCAGAATTTGTGTTCCTGAACTGGCGCGTGTAGATCAAGCGAAGCGCGTCGACCTCATCGTCAATCACGGACACCTGATGGTGTATTGCTGGGAAAATCTTAACCTCATGTTGCGGGCGGCAGGGTTCGCCCCTGACATCAGAATAACAGATCGCAAGGGCATCGATGGACATTGGAAAGTGATAGGCAGGGAGCTCGACGATGCCGAGACGTTGAGAGTGGAGGCGTACAAGTGAGTCCCAGCCTCGAGATCACTACGTTCATTGCCAATAACTCAGGACCTCCCTGCCCGAACAACTGTTCGTTCTGTCCTCAAAGCACCTTGCGCGATGCGCTGACTAGGGACGCGTCTAGTCTCAAGGTGGAAGATTTTCTGAGGCTGCTGAGTGGCAGAGTCATTCCCAAAGATGTGGAGATTCATTTCTCTGGGTTCACTGAACCTTTTTTCAATCGCCTGACTCCGCATATGATTTTAGCGGCGAAGGGATTGGATTACAAAGTGCATCTCTACACGACCTTGATGGGACTTACTCAGGAAGGCGCAAAGATGCTGCCCAAGACGATCGACTTTGTGATGATCCACTTTCCTGACGTGCGCGCCTTCGTCGTCAACGATGCTCTGTTCATTAGACAGCATCAGCTTTGGCTATCTACAGGTATTCCTTCGCGAGCGATGGCGATGGGAACGCTGACTGCGGGGATGGCTGAATACGTGCGAGGTCTAGGATGGTCTAACGGAGTTGAGTTGCCTGCGATGAACACACGCGCAGGCAACGTCAGTCCGATGGATGAGCTGAAAACGCCGCGTGTCTTCTGCTCTGAGGACAGGTGGCATAACAATGTCATGCTTCCCAATGGGGACGTTTATCTTTGTTGTATGGATTACGGTCTCGAATACAAGCTGGGAAATCTGTTCAATCAGCCGTATCAGGAAATTTGGGACGCAGCGGAGAAGCTTAAGGAGAGTCTGATTTCCCCTTCACTCTGCCTGCGTTGCGACAAAGCCATGCCTGCTCCTAGCGATTAAATATCTGCATGAATTCAAACGAAAAAGAAACCACGGAAGCATCAGCGTCAGCTGAAAAAGTTGAAATCTTTGTTCCCGGCAAAGAAACGTATTATTGGACCGATCATCCTACAGCAATGATGATGAGGCATGAGGTGCCTGAACTCAATGTCATTACAGGCGTGCAGGCTCTCCAGAAAGACATTCACGCCACAGCTGTCAGCAAGGGATGGTGGGATGTGTTCAATAAATTTCCCAGGCTGAAGGAATGGGCAGACAGAATTGCATCGGACGAGAAAGCAGGATTCCATGCTGAATCGGAATTACTCAGGGAGATCCTTAATGCTGTCTCCCCGAACTTTGGAGAGAAAATCGCCTTGATTCACTCCGAGGCGAGCGAGGCGTTAGAGAATGCACGCGCCGGGTTCACACCTGATGACAAGATTCCTGAGGTCCCCGGTGCGCTCGCCGAACTCGCTGATGTCGTCATCAGAATTATGGACCTGTGCGAATACAAGCAGTGGAACTTGATCGAGGCGATTCTCATCAAGCATCGCTTCAACAAAGGCCGTCCGTATATGCACGGAGGAAAAGCATTCTGACCATGTCAACGAAGTGGACAGCTAATATGGACGAATGGGCGCAGCGATGCTTTCGGAATAAGATTTCCACGAAAGCTATTGGCGAGCGTCTAGGCGTGACTGAGCAGGAGGTCAAGGATCGCCTGAAGGAATTGAATGAGCAGGAAGTCAAAGAAGCAGAGAAGGAACTCGAAAAGACTCCTGACGGAAAGCCTGCCCCTGCGATGCCTGCTGATCTCGTGCATCTCTCCCTTGCTGAGGCAATCGATCAATACAACCAGCTGGGCGACAAGTTCATGTTGTTCGCCCAGCTAATGGAGAACGCCCGTGGCGAGGCTGAGCTTAGGGAAATCCTTCGAGACATGATCGCGGTGGCTGATCGCAAATCGGGGGAGATGCTATATGACAAGCTCGCCCGCCTTCTCCATGAAAACTATCTCGTCATCCCAAAACCAACTGCCATTGAGCGAGTCGAAAAATAACTGTCCTGTGTGTTTCGGTACAGGGGGCGTCAGCGTTCCTGTGAGCAAGCGCCGTCTCATTCGTGCAGGAATTAAGGAATTCAAATACGACTGTATTTTCTGTCGAGGAGCGGGAACAGTAGGAGTCGCAGAAATCAACCTTTACACCAGCCATGACAAATCCACAAAAATCACCAGAAGTTAGAGCAATGGAACGAATCGAAGCGGAAAGCATGAATCCCGCGCATCTACGCGATCAGGCGTGGATGTCTGATGTGATCACGTCAGCCCAGAGGCGACAGTATTGGGGAGACATCATCCTGCGCTTCGAGAATGGAATCCTGATGAGTGCGGACAAGCGCGAAACGCTCAAGGTGCCGAGGCTGCAAAAATAGCTTGCAATCCGATTAGGATCTAAGCAAAAGCCTGCCCGCTACCACTTAGGGAGTGCCTCTTTTCCGGGGGCACTCCCTTCTTTTTGGCTAAATACTTCCCTATATAATGAAATCAACGAAGCGGAAATCCAAAGGACCGCAGCTCGTCACTAACGACGCCGCTGCTCCTACCACCGCAGTTGTCACCAACCAGTTCCAGTCGTTTAGTTGGAACGCGGCAACGGCTCTTGTCAGAAATGATACGATGGAGGGGAAAGATTACGTAGTCGTCCCGATGGTGATGATCACGGAAGGCGTGTTGAACGGGTCCAAGGGTCCTTTGTATTATCCGAAGGACGAACTCGCCAAAATTCCCGAAGTCTGGAACCACAAGCCTGTCGTCGTTTATCATCCGTCCCGCAACGGTCAGGGCGTCAGCGCGTGTTCTCCCGAAGTTCTCACCTCCTGTAAGATCGGGGTGATCATGAACACGCGTTTTACGAAGCTTGGACAGCTCAAGGCAGAAGCGTGGATCGAAGAGGATCGGTGCAAGCTCGTCGATGAGCGGGTGTGGGAAGCGATCGAGAACAAGCAAATGTTGGAGCTCTCGACGGGCGTGTTCACCGATAACGAGATGACCCCGGGCAAGTTCGGGAACATCGAGTACGATGGTATTGCGCGTAACTATCGCCCCGATCATCTTGCCATCCTTCCCGATCTCAAAGGAGCCTGTTCGATCGAGGCAGGCGCAGGATTCATTCGCAACATGCTGAATGCCTCCTTCCAAAAGCTCGAATCCGAGGACATCGAGCTGATCCACAATCGAGTGATTCGCGTCCTCGAAGGAGAGAAGAAAAAGAATGGCGCGATTGCCAAACTGCTCACGAACGAACTGAGCTACGAGGCAGTGCGCGGGGATCTCGGCATCCTGCTCCGTAAGAAGTTCCCTGAAGATCAGGGCTTCGCGTTTCCGTGGATCGAATCGGTCTACGACGACTTTTTCGTGTACTGCTTCGGCAGTGGTCTTTTCAAGCAATCGTATTCCCGCGAAGGGGCGAGCGTGAAACTGGTAGGCGAACCCAGGAAAGTTGTTCGCGTGACCGAGTATGTGGACGCACCGGTCTCAAACAACCTTGCGTCCAATTCCAACCAAAACGATAAAACAGAAATAGCAATGAACAAGAAAACCATTGTTGATGAGCTTATCGGAAATCACGGTTACGCGGAGGCGGATCGTGCTAGCCTGATGGCTCTGTCTGACAACTCGCTCCAAAGCATTCTCACGAATGCCAAGAAGCCCGCTCCCGCAGCGTCCAAGTCGGATGCTGCTGCGCCTGCTGCCAACAGCGCCCCTGCTGCTGCTCCTGTCGAAACGCCCGCCGCCAAGCCGGTCGCGTCTGTTGATGACTACATCAACAACGCGCCTGCTGAACTGCGGGACGTTCTGCGTTCGGGCATCACTGCTCACAACCAGACCAAGACCAACTTGATCGACGCGATCGTGGCGAACAAGTCGAACCAGTTTACCAAGGAGTATCTTGGCACGCTGTCGCTCGACATGCTCAAGGGCATTGCGCAGATCGCCCAAGCCGGCGCGCCTGCTACGAACTCGCTGCCTCAGACTCAGCAGCCTGTGCCGATGTTTGTCGGCAACGGAGCCGCTAACGGAGCACCGCTCCCTGTGTCCAACGCGGAGTTCTGCAAGCCGGAAAACGCCATTCCCTCGCCGGACTGGTCTTTCACGAAGTAATCCAGTCATCAACCACAACGTAGTTTTAAATTCACTACAATGCGCAATACAATCAAACTCAAGGGAGACGGTCGATACGAGGAGGCGAATGCTTCCGGCGTCATCACCCCCGGTCAATTCATCAAGGTCGACGCTGACAAGAAGGTCCTGCGTCATGCGACGGTAGGCGGAGGTGGAGAACGCCTCTTCGCGATCGAAGACCCCTTCCAGGGTCGCACGATTGATGACAACTATGCGGTCGACGATCTCGTCCGCTACGAAGCCGCTGTCCCCGGACAAGAGATCCTCGCGATTCTCGATGCCGGTGAAAACGTCGTCGCGGGCGCTGCTCTGCAATCCGCAGGCAATGGCAATCTCGAGGCTCGTACCTCGACCAACGAGATCGTCGCCTACGCGATGGAGCCTTTGAATCTTTCGGGTTCAGGCGCTGTCGCCACGCGTATCGCTGTGCGCGTCGCCAACACGCACTGATCGGGATTTCACTGAGGCAACAAACAACCATTCCAAAACTAACCCACAATGAATCCCGCTGCTATTGATTTCATTCTGAACGGGCAGGCTCATGGTAACGTCGCTGAGGTTCTCCGGAACGTCGGTGGCGACCACAACCTGCTGCGTCCGTTCTGCGATGACGCTGGTAAGAATACCTACGTCAACGTCCATAACGGACAATACGATGCCAAGGGAGGTCGAATCTACGTCCCGAAGCTGATCAGCAACGCGCCTTCCACGATGCGCAAGGACGACTGGATCCTTCTCGATCGCGTCCTCCTCGAAGCTGCCAAGCCGCGCCTCCAGCTCGTCGCTGCGTTGCGCTCGCGTGGTCTCACTTACAACCTGCCGAACGGGATGGCTCACACTGTCCTGCAATATCAGGATGTCGGTGAAATCTCCCCGGCGACTCTGTCGATGGATCCTGTTCGCGAAAGTGAACGCGACCGTCCCGAATACGACATCAAGAATCTTCCGCTGCCCATCATCCACAAGGACTTCTCTTTCGGTCTGCGTGAAATCATGGTGTCGCGCAACGGGGGTTCTCCGCTCGACACGACGATGGTGTCGATGTCGGGTCGCGTCGTCGCGGAGCTGGCTGAGAAGCTGGCGCTGGGCACTTACGGGACCTACAAGTTCGGCGGCGGCACGATTTACGGCCTCGTCAACTATCCGCAACGGCTGACGCAGGAATTGACGAATCCTGAATCGACTCCCTGGACGGGCAAGACCTTCATCGGAGAGGTTCTCCAGATGAAGCAGAAGTCCATGGACAATTTCTACTATGGTCCGTGGATTTTGTTCACCTCGCCTGCTTGGGACGCCTATCTGGATGCTGACTACTCGGACGCGAAGGGTGACAACACCGTCCGCGAACGCGTGCAACGCATCAGCGGCATTCAGGCTGTGCAGACGCTCGATTTCCTCTCCGGGTATCAGGCGATCCTGCTCCAGCTGTCTCCCGAAGTCATTCGCGAGATCATTGGTATGGACATCACGACTGTGCAATGGGAGACGCACGGGGGCTTCAAGCTCAACTTCAAGGTCCTCGCAATGATGCTGCCGCAGCTGCGCAGCGATCAGAACGGGCACACCGGTATCGTGCACGGAAGTGCTGATTCTGGGGATCTCGACTGATCTCTAGTTTCCGCATAAATACCATTAAGCAGAATTGACAAAGGTGTCTTGTTTCACACCGAGCAAGACACCTTTTGACCTTTTAAAAGAAAGCAACCACCACTAACAGTTAGATAAGCTAGTCTCTCCACATGAAAAAGTTTGAAGTCATCGCCGGATCCCACACGACAGGGACAGGCAAGGATCAGAAAACCTACAAAGCCGGTCAGATTGTCGAGTCCCACAAAAATCTGGAACAGATTTTCGTCAACAAATTCAAACGCCGCCACGATCTCGAAAAGGGAAGCGCGTCCACTCCCACGATCAAGCAATCCGCTAAGGTCGTCCCGCAGGATCTGAAACGCGATCCTGACGACGACAAGGAGGACGATGTTGATTCGTCTCCCGCTCCTGCGAACCCTGCTCCTGCTCGCAATGACAGCGAAGCGGAGGCCGACACGCAAGGAGACGACGTCTCGAAAGACTTCGCCAAGGAGATCGGAGAGGAAAACGTCATCGTCATTCGCAATGACGATGGCGAATACTTGATCCTTGACGGGGACAGCAGAAAGCTCCTGAGCAAGGGCGAGGAATTGACGACGAAGGCAGCTGTTCGCTCCTTCATCAAGAAATACCTCAAGTAACGCCATGCCGCTGTGGAGACCGTGCAGAGTTTTTCCTGACTCCGATATATTCATTATCGGAGGCGGCACTTCTTTGCGCGGTTTCGACTTCTCTCTGCTGGCGGATCAGATCACGATCGGATGCAACAGCGCCTTCAAGTTGGGACCTGATGTCTGCAAGATCGTTTTCTTTTCCGACATCGAGTGGTTCAACGAAAATAAGGATTTACTCAAGGAGTTCGAGGGCGACGTTTTTACGCACTGCCATGCCCTCGTCAATTTCTCCTACAAGAATACTTGGCTGAAAACGATGCGCCGTGAGAAGCGCGGACTGCACACGCATGCCTTGGGCATGAACGGGAATTCGGGATGTGGCGCCGTCAATCTCGCTCTGATCATGGGCGCCAAGCGCGTGTTCCTTCTTGGCTGCGATTGCAAGGTAACGGGAAACAAGGAGACACACTGGCATGACTACTACACGCGCCCTGCCAATCTCGACGTGTTCCCCAAGTTTCTGGCGGGATGGAATGAAGTGCATAACGCGCTACCTAAAGTGTTCCCTGGAACTGAGATCATCAATCTCGGTCCCGACAGCGACATTCCTTTCTTCAGGAAGGCAGATTATAAGGAGTATCTGAGCCATGCCGAGAACCACGCCTGAACTCGTCGCGCAGGTTACTGAAGTCGACCCCGACATCGACCTGACCATATTTATCACGACGGCAAACGCTATCGTGAATCAGGTCTGTCTGGAATCGGGGTACACGGAAGACTATTTGACCTTGATCGAGACGTGGCTCGCTGCTCACTTCTATCGTCTACGCGATCAGGCAGTGGCGAGCGAGAAGGCGGGAAGTGTTGGCGTGTCGTATCAATACGAGGTCGGATTGATATTTGCGCAGACGAAGGAGGGACAGACGGCAATGGCTCTCGATACGGACGGGAATCTAGCGCGTCTGTCCAAGGACACGGAGCTCGGAAAAACACGCAGACAGTCTGTTGTCTGGCTGGGAACAGGATGTGAGGAGGAATAATGGCCGGTATCATCACACGCATGATGAAGGCTCGCTGTGTGTATTGGCAGCGTCTACCCGGCACGGACAATTTTGGACAGTACATGTACGCCTTCCCTGTCGAGATTCGCTGCCGCTGGGAAGATGCGATCAAGGAGTTCGTGGGACCTCACAGGACGACTGAACTGTCTCAAGCCATCGTATATGTCGATCGTGACATGCAGCCCGGGGACAAGCTCTTTAATGGTCTTCTGTCAGACCTCGAAAGTTCGTCGGACTCCAATGACACCAACGACACGAGCGATTCCATGCCTGAATTCGTGAAAGGTGCCCTTGAGATTCGAGCTTTTCACAAGCTCCCTGACCTGAAATATAAACAATACCTGCGCACCTGCTACCTGTGAATATCAACATTACAACGGTGGTTGGCATCAAGCAAGTGATCGCCAACATGAAGCGGAAGACGGCTCGCTTTCATCGCGGAATCGAGCTGGGGCTTGCTCGTGGTGCGCTGTTCGGACTTAGAGAATCTAAGCTCCAAGTTCCCGTTGAGTTTGGTCCTCTCAAAGCATCGGGTGAAGTGCGACAGACGGGCAAAGGGTTTTCTGCTGTCAGCTCGATTCTCTATACAGCTGCCTATGCGGGCTATGTGCACGAGAAGGTCGAGATGAAATGGAAGGGTCTGCCTCGCGGCAATCCTTTCGGCAAGCCAAACAAGAAAGGAAAAGTGGAACAATACGGGCATAAAGGTCTGTATTGGGATCCACAAGGACGCGCTAAAGCTAAGTTTCTCGAGGATCCGGTATACGACAACAAGGACAAGATTGGAGCGATCGTGAAGGACACGGTGTTCCGCTACGTCTTTTTAGACGGACCTTTTCTATGAATCTTGGATCTGAAATAATTCAAAAGTGGCTCCAAGATCAAGGACTGGTCAATGGTACGACTTGGCCATCTAAAATTGAGAGCTTCCCCGAGGATCCTGACAATCTCGTCGCGATCATCACGACTAGCGCGGTCAAACAAGGTCGCTTGATGGAAGGGGAAGTGATCGAGAAACCTACTTTTGAAATCCAAGTTCGTTGCAGAACGTTCAAGGATGGCTATCTAAAAATGCTGGCGATCCAGCAGGCGATTGACGCTGTGCACAAAAATGAGGTGTCGATTGGAGATGACACTTACGTCCTGCACGCCATCAAGCGCAACAGCGGGTTCGCTCCCTTAGGCGCGGAGACGACGAGTCTAAAGCGTCGTGAGTGGTTCGTATTGCCCATTCAAGTGACACTGTTCCAGTCCTATGCTCCAGTGATCATAGGTGAGGATTTCAATCAGGAAGATTTTAATACGGAGGACTTCGCATGACACGGGAAGAATTAATTTCCAATATCGCCAGTCTGATCACGACGGGCGGAAATCAAACGTCGGCGGCGAAGATCAGAACGGCGCTTGGTAACCTCGTAGAATCGACCTACAATCCCGATTCTGACGGAGCGCCTCTAAACGTGAATTATTTTGATCTCGTCTCGATGTTGTTTCGAGACGAAGTCCCCGCTTCTCCCAATGCAGCCAATGACGAGTTTTTGGGAGACTCCCTTTCGGATTCGTGGACTCTGTTTCAGAACTCCTCTCAGGTACTGACTGTGGAAAAGTCATTCCTGAACATGACGAACACGGGACAATCGACGAATCTTGTTCGTGGCATTTTCAAGACTCTGCCCGCAGGAAATCTCACGATCATTTGCAAGGTGCATATTCCCATGCACGGGGGTGGAGATGGGAAAGTCGGTCTGTGTCTGTTTGAGGACGCGGCTTCCAATCAGAACACGACGCCGTTAGGTTATCTTGGGATCTATCTCGGGAGCAGCCCAAAGCTCATCGTGGAGACGGCGACGAACTATTCAGGCACGTTCACGGAGCGCGTCAGCTATGCGCCAGCAACGACTCCGTCACCTTTGTACCTAAAGATCACACGCACGGGAAGTGCTTATACTTGGTTCTTCTCGACGGACGGAGTCGTGTGGCAGCAAATGCCTGCCTACGCTACGCTTCCTTTTACTGCGGGACAATTTGGACTGATCGTGAACAACGCAGGTTCCGCATCAAAGCGCGGACTGTTCGACTGGGTACGAATCTACGCGACAGATCCCGGGATCTTGGGTGAGGTTCACGAGTTCCTCACGATGCCCGCAGAATGATTTTCCGTTAGTTCCACATAACCTACTGAAGGAGTAATAACACAATGAGAATAGATGACGGATTCCAAACGCTGATTGAATTCAGCTTGGACCCAACTGTTAAACTCTGGGAGAAGGAAGTTACTCCTCCCGGTATTAGCAATGGAGGTCCTACTGACACGACCACCATGCGCAACAATCGTTGGCGCACGATGGCTCCGAAGAAACTGAAGACCTTGACGCCCTGTTCGTTTACGGCTGCGTACGATCCTGTGATCTACCTCCAGCTGAACGCGCAAATGGGCATCAACCAGATCATCTCGATCAAGTTCGCTGACAACTCCCGTTTGCGTTTCTGGGGATGGCTCGATGAAGTCACTCCGGGCGCTGCTGTCGAAGGCGAGCAGTCCACTGCCGACTGCACGATTCAGCCGTCCAACACTGATGACAATCAGGATGAAGTCGATCCTGAATACATCGATCCGGACGGCAACACGAATCAGACGAACGATTGACGCTTCCTCATCGTCTGCCTGCTTCTCACTCCCACCAAACGGAGCAGGCAGACAAAACCACAACACTAGATAAAAGAAATCCAAAATGAGTCCCACACGCAAATCCTTCTCCCTCAAGCTCAAGGAAGAAGAAATCGACATCGACGGAGTTCCCTACAGGCTCCGCGAACTCACCGGCGCGCAACGCGATGCCTACATCAAGACTCAGTCTGATCGTGCCGAACGCAACGTCGAAGGCAAGGTCATCGGCGTCAAAAACTTTGATGGTATTCATACAAAGCTACTTTCCATGTCGCTAGTAGACGCTAGCGGGAAGCTCGTGAAAGAAGAGGTTCTGCGCAGCTGGCCGTCCAGCGTGTGCGAAGCTCTTTACACAGCCGCCCAAGAGCTTTCGGGTCTCGACAAGGCTGAGGAAAAAGGCGCAGCTGAGGAAGCTGCAAAAAACGATTAGAGAGCGATTCGGAAAGATATTCGTGGTTTGAGTTAGCGCATGAACTCGGAATTCCGATTCAAGAGCTCCAACAAAAAACCACCTCAACTGAATTTCTCGAATGGGTCGCTTTCTTAAAGCTCCGGACGAATGATAGGAAAGTTGAACATTGGTATCTGGCACAGATCGCTCTCGAACTCCGGCGCTCCTACACCAAAAAGTCTAGCAAGCGCCTCGAAGATTTCTTCATAAAATTCAAACCGAAGTCGCAGCCCAAGGTAAAGAAACCGAAGACAGAGAAGGAAAGAAAAGAGCATATCAAACGTTCCAAGGCAGCGTGGTTCATGGCACTTGATCTGGACGACAACGGAAGGAAGAAAAAGAGGAAAGACTAAATGAACAAGACAACCTCCCTGGGAACGCTGATTGTCTATCTCGCGGCGAACGCCACGCAGTACGAGCGGGCGCTCAAGTCGATCGACACCTCCACGGCAAATGTCATGGAGCGTGTTGTCAACGCGGCCAAGTATGCGGCTGTCGGCGTGGTAGGCGCGTTGACTGCGATCGGCATTGCGGGAGTCAGAGAGTTTGCGCAGTTCGACAAAGCCATGACGCGATCGCTAGCGATCATGGACAATGTGACTGCTGAGATGCGTTCAGACATGGCGCAGGTTGCTCGTGACATCGCCAAAACCACGACGACGAGCGCAACGGAGGCAGCACAGGCGTACAAGTATTTGGGATCTGCGGGCCTCTCCGCTGCTCAGGCGATGAAGGCGCTGCCTGAGGTCGTGAAGTTCGCGGAAGCATCGCAAGTGAGTGCCGAGCAGGCAACGGCGCTTCTGACTCGCTCCGTCGCGAGTCTCGGTCTCGCTTCGGAGGATACTGTACAGTACCAGAAAAATCTGGTACGCGTTATGGATGTTCTATCGACAGCCGCGAATGTGGCCGATGGCGATGCGACAGACTACGCAGTCTCGCTGCGCACGAAGGTGGGCGGATCTCTGCGTCTGCTCAACAAAGACATGGAGGAAGGCGTAGCTGTCCTGATGGCTTACGGAAAGCAAGGCATCCTTGCTGAGAATGCAGGCGAGCAACTAGCTCAGGTGCTGCGTGACCTGCAACGCGCTTCAATCGACAATTCACAAGCTTGGGATTTCTTTGGAGGGAAGGTTTTCGATGCCTCAGGTAAGATGCTGCCTCTTGTGGACATCGTCGAACAGATGGAGAAAATTCTCGGTCCGATGTCGGACGAGATGAAACGCGTTACTCTGACGACGATGGGTTTCCAAGACCGCTCAGTCAACGCGATGATGGCGTTACTGGGAACGTCTAAATCCATTAGGGAGTACGAGAAGGCGCTCAGGTCCGCCTCAGGTGCGACAGCTAAGGTTGCTAATGATCAACTCAAGACGTTTTCGTCGGAAATGACCATCCTGAAACACAATGTGGAGGATGCGTTGCTGACGCTAGGAGACAAGCTTGTTCCCGTGCTTCAGGTGTTGAACAATGCAATCACAGGCACGTCTAAGGAAATGGGGGGATTAAATACCACTGTCGAAGACATGACGGATTTGATGAAGAATGGGCTGGTTAACGTGGTGGGAGGAGCGATTGACGTTTTCCGTGGATTTGCAATCATAGGACTGACTGCGCAGCGGGCGCTTAATGGTATCATAGGTGCGGGTGTCTATCTGGGCAAAGTGATCACTGTTGCTTGGCAAGCTTTTGAGGCGTTTGGTGAGGCGTTGGGTAGAGGGATTTTTTATATTCTCCAAAAAACGATCATTTCCGTAAGCACTAAAATTCAGGAAATGAGGAAGTTTATTATTGAGGCAAGTATCGCCTCCACAGAATTTCTGGCTAAGTGGCTCCCGGGAAAAGCTGGTGAAAAGGCGCAGGAGACAGCCAACAAGTTAGCCTCTGATTTGGAGGATGTTAAAAACAACATCAAGGCTCTGGCAACCGAAAGTGAGATCCTTGAAAAAGTGATGACTGAAGGGGCTGTGGAGTATGACAAATTTGTGGAGGCAAAAGAAGACCTGAAAAAATTCCACGATGAAGTTGCTGCGGGCACGGACATATATTCACAGGCTAACAAGGAATTGGGTGATCTTAGGGACTGGATAATGGATGAAGGTCCCAGCGGAGCGGGGTTTAAAAAATCAGTCGATGAGCTAACCGACTCGGTCAAGAAAACCAGGGAGGAAGCCGAAAAAGATTTCGATATGAAAAACATTGAAATGAAGCCCCGCCAACTCATCAAATCTGCGGAGGAGGTCTCGGCTGCATATCGAGCGTTGGAATGGGGCATGCGCGAGGCGATGAAAGATCCTCTGGGCGATTCTCTGAAGGAGATGAGCAAATACAACGTGCTGCTGGAAAAAGGCATTATTACAATGGAGGAATTTGACAAGGTGAAACGCTCGATCACCGCCTCTCAAAATCCTTTTATTTCCCCACTCAAGGGCATGGGGACGATGTCGGGAATTTCCGAGCAGGATCAGGTCACGCAGATAAACAATGAACTTCTGTTGCTCGAGGACAGCTACAAGAAAAAGAAGGAAATGGAGGAACAGTATTGGAGGGATATGGCAGCCTCTAACACCGTCAATGGACAGCTGACGATCGAACAGGAAAAGCTGCGTCTGGAAACCATGGCTGAGATGCAAGCCACGTATGACGCAATGAGGAAGGAGGCAGAGTATGCGCGTGCGCATGTCATCCTCCAAGCGGGGCAGGCGGGATTCGACGCACTCACAGGAGTGATGAAAGACGCGTTCGGTGAGCAGAAGGGAATCTACAAGGCGATGTTTATCGCCTCGAAAGCGTTCGCCATTGCTGATGCGACTCTGTCGATTCAGCAGGGCATTGCGCAGGCTGCGAAAGCAGAGCCATGGTGGATGAAAATACCTGCTATGGCAAGTGTTGCTGCTGCAACGGCGGGACTCATAGGGAATATCACTTCAGTGGCTCTGTCATTCGAGGGAGGCGGCTCTACAGGGAACGCCCCGCGCATCGGAGGGCTTGATGGCAAAGGCGGATTCATGGCAATGTTGCATCCTCAGGAAAGGGTCGTCGATGATTACATGGATGAGGAAATCGCATCCCGTGCGCCTAATGTGAATGTGTATCAAACATTCACAGGAGGCGTGACTGAATCTGATCTGATCCGCCAGACGTCGATCATGAAGCAGGAGACCAAGAGGGAACTTGCCGACGAGATTTCACGAGGCGGAGCTACACGCGAAGCATTCCAACGCTAATTTACCATGGCCATTGCATATCCACTCACAGCTCCCGAGCGCCCGGGATTTAGAAACTTCTCCTGGGAAGGTGAATCTGCGGTCGTAGTACAAAAACGCGAATTCACCTTCCAGCAGAAAGCCTATGGGTGGGATGGTCAGATCAGACGAGCGAACTGCGAACTAGGTCCGCTCATCAATCGCGACATCATCGCGGAATGGGACGCGTTCATCATGTCGCTGAATGGGCAGCAAGGAACGTTCTATCTTCAGGATCCTTATCAATTTCGTTCCCGTGGGAACATTAAAAACTACCCAGGCGCAAGCGGCTCTGTGCAAGGAGCAGATCAGATCGGAGAATCGATTGTCACTGATGGTTGGCCGACAGGCGTGGCTAATCTGTTCAAAAAATCTGACTGGATATCGATTGGAGGTAGACTGTACCAATTGAGAGGAGACGTGAATAGTGACGGAGGCGGAGTCGCTACACTGCCCATCTGGCCATTCGCTCGCAAGGATCTTGCTAACGACGCTACTATTTTGACGGGGGAGAATGCTAAAGGCATCTTTCGCATGCTGCATTTTCCTCGCCTCGAATGGAACGTCGAGGAGCAGCGAGACGGCATCAGCTTTTCCTGTGAGGAGGCATTCTAATGGCAGCTAGAGAGCTAACTCCTGAGATCATTGCTCTGATCAAAGGCAAAACGATCTTGCCTGCGTTGTTCATTCTCGCAGACTTCCCCACCACTCCCCGCTATGTTTGGACAGGGAAAGGACAGCAAGTGTTGAACGGTCACACTTACATTGGCATCGGTGGGCTGATCTCGATGGATCAAGCTGTTCAGGAAACTGTCGATACGGGAACGCAGGGCATCAGGTTTCAGCTAAGCGGGCTGGAGGACTCTGTTATTCAGGAGATCACGACCGACAATTATCAAGGACACGAGGTCAGGATTGATCTCGGATTCTACGATCCCGCTAATTGGGATTTGTGGATGATGCCGGATGCGTTCTGGAGAGGAACGCTAGACACTGACGAGGAGAACATCTCATCTAAGGAAAGGACGCTGACAATCTATGCGGAGCATCGCATGGTGGACATCTTGAGGAAACGGGAATTCAGATACACGCAAAAGCATCAGGAACAACTGTATCCCATGTCCGGGGACACAGGTTTGATGCACATCGAAAGAATCATTGATATTTCCATTCCATGGGGGAGGACGCAGAAATGAGGCTGACTAAAATCGCTGGATGGGACACGCGGATGGCTCAGTACATCCACGAGAACTTTGGTCGCACGTTCGATCGCGGAGAATTCGATTGTCGCAAGATGGTTTGTGAAATTCTGTTCGACATCACGGGCTTCGACTTCGGCAAGGACTGGGAAGGAAAGTATTCCAACGATAACGAGGCGAAGGAGATGCTTGAATCCTTGGGTCCTGATTCTTTCTTCCGTCTTTGCGACGATACTTTCTCAGCTGTGGGCTGGGAGAAAGTGAACTGGAAGCTAGCGCATCGAGGCGATCCTGTTTTCTTTGAATCCAAGAAAGACCCGTGGGCAGGATGTCTCGCAATCTGTGGAGGGCAGCATGCGTGGACGCCTACGGAAAAAGGACTGACTCGTCTGCCCATGAAACTAGCACGCATGGCGTGGAAAATTCCCTATGTTTGACTTTTACCCAACCATCATAGCTGGCATTGACCCATTCTCGTGGGTCATGATCGCACTGTTTGCGGTCAGTGGCGCGGTATCGTATGTTTCCTACCAGAAGGCAAAGAAAGCTGCGCAGCAGCAAACGCGCCAGAAGTCAGGACTGCTGTACCAGACTAGGGGTTCTGCATTGCCTCGTCGCATTCCCTACGGGATGGTTCGACTGGGAGGCATCGAGGACAATGTCGCTGCTAGCGGACCCGAAAACGAATATATGCATTACATCCTGATTTGGGGGGAAGGACCCATCAGGAAGATCATCGAATTACAGTTTGACGGCGTCAAAGTAGAGCTGGAGGATTCGGGAGGGGGACTGCTAGTTCCTGTCGAAGGGTCTCCCTATGCGGGGCACGTTCAGATTCAGCACAATCTGGGCACGCTCGATCAAGAGGCTTTGGGTGTCGGGGAAATTCCCGAATGGACGGTAAACGACAAGTTGATAGGCATCGCTCATTCGTGGCTCAGGCTGAAATACAACGCGGACAAGTTTCCTAATGGAATTCCTTCTGCGTCTGTCGTGCTTGAAGGTCGGGTGGACATTTATGATCCGAGGGATGAGTCAACGGGGTATTCGACGAATCCCTCCTTGATTCAGAATCATTTCATGTGTCTCCAGAAGATGGGACCTGGGCTGGACTATGATGACGACATTGGAGAAGATGAGTTAGTTGCAGCTGCGAACGCGTGCGATGAGGAACCTACGATCAATGGAGGGTCGACAGGATCGGGGTCAGGCGGAGGTGGGGAAGTCAAAGGACCTCGCTACACATTCAACGGTGTTATCGACCTCAGCAGATCAGCGGAGGAAAACATTCGCATATTCCGTACCTCGATGGCGGGGATTTCTGCTTATGTGGGAGGACGATGGAGAGTGTATGCGGGTGTCTATCGCGAGCCTTCCTTCGTCATCGACAAAACCAACCTAGTGGGACCCATTGTCACGCGCACACGTAGCAGCAAGCGAGACCGGTTCAATATCATTAATGGTGTCTATGTATCGCCGGCGACAGCGTATCAACCGACTGACTTCCGGTCTTACAGGCGGGATGACCTTATAGCTGAGGACGGGGAAGAATTGCCCGATGACATCGAGCTCCTGAACACCGAAAGCCAGTCGATGTGCCGTCGTCTCGCGAAGATATTCCTTCTGAGGTCGAGGTATTCCCGCTCGTGTACCGTGCAGGTCGACATCGAGGCATTGGAAGTATCGCCCGGGGAGACGTGTTATCTCAATTTCCCCGAACTGGGATACGACATGACACCCATGGACATTCAGACATTGTCCATGTCTATCACGGAAGGAAAGATTTCCTTCTCGATGAACCTCAAGGAAACGAATCCTCTGATTTACGAACCTGATCCTGATGAGGAGGGGGATTCAGGCGCCACGTATCTCGGCACTCGTTTCGCTCCGCCTCATCAAAGACCTGGAGCGGTCCCAGAAGGAGGAAACAACAACGAATCGTACTACCCCGACCTGTTCGACATTTATCAAAGGTTCCCTGGAATTCAGGAGGTGTATTGCAAGGCTCGTGGAGGTACTGCAACAGTGGCGGGGTTCGCAGAATTCACGGATGCCTCGACGCCTAAGCGTTACTACTTGGAGCAGAAGCAGAGCGGAAGTCAGGTGGAGTGTTTCTACAATACACCCGGCGGAGGCGGCGGGTGTGCAGAGGACGCTTGCAACGATCCTACCGGAATATACGCATGGCTTCAATTCCAAGCTACGTGTAACATGGATGGAATGGGATATAAAATACACGTGGAGCGTGTTGATTTTTTGGTGGAGTCTGTCGTTTTGGAAAGCACAGGACAGGTCTCGCTCAATTGGAAAGTTGTAATAGCTAAGGAAAACGGGGGAGGCGGCAGCAAGGTAAAACTAGCGGGTGAGTGGCTTGTTTATAACTTCTCCGCTGGGACGCACACAGGTACGATTACAAGAAACAATGGAACCATTGGAGCATTGGAGGTTATAGCAGACTACAATTCAGCTGGTTGTGGGGGACCTCCAGGGTATATTGTTAGTGGAGGAGGAGACTGGGAAACGCCTCCTTCTAATTGGGGAGCAACTGCGGGAGGATTTGTCACCAACATCAATTTTTGTATTCCCGACACATCATCCACTAGGTGGGTCGCAAAGGGTTCTGCGATCATTGATCCTGCTGTGGATGTAGATGAAGCAACCACAGACAATCGCGAGAAGGAAACGATTTACGCTGATGGGTGTCAACCACCCATGTCGGGGGGAAGTTCTACTTCCTCAACGGATCCTTTCATATCAGGAACAGGAGGCGGCAAAGTGTCGGCTGTGATCGTTGCACGCACGACCAAGACGCAGCCGTCAACAAATGCCTGTGTGAGTGATCTACGGATTACTCATTCAGACATGAAGGTGGAGTTGCTGAATGAAGACGACGATGATGCTGCCATCGCTCGCTTGATGTCAGATCAGCCTGATTGGAGTGAATTGGAATGGGGCGATGCGATGCTTATGCCTCCAGCAGGGCAGCTGTTCACTGAGGACGGATGTCCGTCTGAATGGTCTGGTCGCGGATATGGTGCTTATAACGGCAGAAATACGACATACCTGCAAAAGAGAGTCCTGCTTAAACTGTATGGTTTCAATGCTGCCGGCGCGTATAAGGTGCGCGTGTTCCTGACAGGCAGACACATGCCTACTGGCGACGTAGTCGCGAATAAAAAGGTCCTCACATTCGAGACCTACGCTGATGGATTGGGCAATACGGAATTTGAGTTCGACATGCCGCTCCAAGAATTCTGGCGTTTCTGGATGTCGGACATTCGTTACTATAAAATGGGGATGACCTGATGCCTCTGCTGACTCCAATCCATGTCTTCGATAAGAAGACCAAGCATGACAGACGGATGCCTAGTCTCGCTCGTCGCGTCATCAACGTGACCGCGTCGGCACCTGCGATTGTAGCATCTGGATTTGCTAAAACTCCTGATAAGGAGATAGAACACAGGAAGGACGTATGCGAAAACAAGTGCCCTCTGAAGCTGTGGGATCCGACAGCGTACAACGGTGCGGGTACGTGTCTCCATAAAAAATGTGGATGCAACATGAAGTTGAAAAACAGATTTGAAGTTTCACGCTGTCCTGAAAACTTCTGGGAAACAATAAAATGAGAGTCATTCCATTAACCGGGACTGATGAAGATAGGATTTTGACGCAGGAACTCGGTCTGATTCGCCCTTACGAGCTTCACTCGACGGATCAGGTCAGATTGTTTCTTGGCGGAGTCCCGATTGGACCTGCGTTCTACAACACCGTAAATACCAATTCACTCGTCCTTCTAAACGAGGACGAAGCGCGAGGAGTTTTCCCCGGGGACTTTGCGTATAACGAGGAAACCAACAGTGTCTGGCTGTGTCGTGCCAACAGAGGCGAGGATGCAGGAACTAACGATGACGATTGGATAAATCTCAATTCGGCTGTCGGAGACATTTCAGGAACTGAATTAACCACAGCTGATTTCACGCTGCTTGGAAGATCGACTGAAAGCTCAACAGGTGAAGGCGCGATCGAGCAGATCAAAATTGCAGGAGGACTTGTACTGGAAGACGGATTTTTGAGCACCAGTGGTCCTTTGATAAACACTACCTACACAGCGAAGGAAGGCACACTTATAGGCAGGTGGGAGGACTCGTCAGATTCGACGGAAGGGGGATTGCAGGAAATCTCACTCGGTAAGTATCTCTCCTTCGCGGATGCTGTATTGGAGGTAACAGGACTTGTGGAGCTGGAAGGGTACGATGAAGGAGACATTTTAGTTGCCGACGATTACGGAAATCTGGCACCTCTCACTATAGGGAAGGAAGGACAAGTGCTGACAGTGACCGGGGGGGTTCCCACGTGGGAAGATGCAACTGGAGGTGGTGATATCACTACAGACAAAGCGTGGGCAGCAAAAGGTGACCTGATCGTTGCGACTGGAAACGATGCTGCGGCTATCGTATCGATTGGTTCCTCAAATCAAGTTCTGACTGTGGTAGGAGGAACTGCTGCGTGGGCTAATCTTCCCACTGTCACGACAATCGCTAACGATGCCATTTGGGCTGCCAAAGGAGACATCGTTTATGCAACGGGAAATGACGCTGCGGCTGTATTGTCTATTGGATCCACTAATCAAGTGTTGACGGTGGTCAGCGGACAGCCTGCTTGGGCAAATGCTCCGACAGGAGACGTGTCCAAGGATACGATTTGGGATGCGGCAGGCGATCTTGCTGTTGGCACGGGATCTGACGCAGCTGCAAGGTTGGCTCGTGGGTCTAACGGACAGGTGTTGACGTCAGGTGCTTCTACCATTTCCTGGGTAACTCCCAAAACTGTCGCGACGGATGTAATCTTTGACGCTAAAGGGGATTTGGCTGTGGGCACAGGCGCTGACACAGCCTCACGTTTGGCTGTGGGCACAAACGGTCAAATACTTTCGGCTAATTCGGCACAAGCAACAGGGCTTCAGTGGATCGCTAATAACGCATGGGCTAATCCCATGACTACTAAAGGGGACATGGTCATCAGAGACGCCTCCAATGCTAATGCTCGATTGGCCATCGGAAAAACGGGACAGTTGCTGAATGTAGCAGGAACTGGAGTTCCCGCATGGACCGATAGACCAACACAAAAAGGCAGTTGGGTTGAAGGCAATGTTGACTCTCCGGATGTCCCATTGAATTGGGTGTCTAATGGAGATTCTAATGGCGTGTTTTATTACATTGGAACCGATTTTGGCATAAACAGCTGGAGCAATCCTCAAGCGACAGGTCAAATTTTGGCTGCGGCCTACCCTAACACTACATCTGGAACGGTGAGTAAATGGACTAATAGAAATCCAGAATATGAGTACGTAGGAGGTGGAGGTGGGACAAATTGGATTGCATTTGATTTAGGTAATGACAACAGACAACTACTGTTGAAAGAATACACGTTCCAAAACTATTCGAGTGCTGATAGATATGCCCGAAACTGGAAAATACAGGGAACCAATAGCGTCGCGTCATGGAATTCTGCTGGCATTATTGGAGCTTCTTGGACGGACTTAGATACCAGAGTAAACGACACCACGATGGGAGGAGGTGCTTATGCATGGGCACATTACACAATCGCATCCCCCGGAAGTAATCGCTATCGGTTTTTTAGAATTCTTCAAACAGGAGGAGACAGTCTTGGGGGAAATTACATATGCACAAATGAAATTGAGCTATATGGTGATTTCCAGCATGAATTAGGAACCCCAGACTATCTGCTCAATCTGCTTCCTCAACTAGCTACTCCTGATCCTCCGGCTGAGGGATTTCTACTCTTCGTTGAGAGCGGAAACCTCAAGTGTATAGATGATCTTGGTAACGTCACAACACTTGCTTAAATCGGCACCAAAAGGAACTATGAAACGATCATCCGATATAGATTTCATCTTAGCCTTCACTTTTCTTTTTGTCCTTTCCATTTTGTGGGGATGCCAATCAGATCAGCCTCCTGTCGCCAAACCGACGAAGGACAGCAGTCAATTTGGAAAACTCTCTGATGCGCAGGACAAGACGGAGAAAGCTCTAATGGAAGCCGAGTCGAAGCGCCTAGCACTCGAAGAAGCCACAGTCACATTTAATTCCAAACTAGCTGCCAACATCGATCTCGCCCGCGCAGGTAATCAGGGGAATCCTGAGGGCTTTCCCAAGATCATCGTGGAAGGTGAACTCAACATTGCGAGATCACAGCTTGATGGTGTCGCGTCTGATCCTGAGGAAATGGCAAGAGGCGAGCGTCGCCGTGCGGATCTCGAAACAGGACGAGCGGAGGAGGCAAGACGAGCGTATTCTGTCGCTGCCGAGGACGCCAAAAAGATGCAAAGCGAGATCGTTCGACTGAAAGTGGAAAGAGATGTCGCACAGGCAGAGGCGAACGCAGCTAGGGCATTGGAAAAGGAAGCCCAGAAAGTGTTCGAGGCACAGTTAGAAAAGAATCGCCAAGAGAATCAGAAGGCGATCGACAAACTCGTGGCTGATCACAGGAAGGAGCTAGACAAGGAAAAGCGCGCATTCCAAAGACAGCTAGGATGGGTTCTCATGGGTCTTGGAACTGTATTCATCATAGGCGGAGCGTTTCTAGCCTACACAGGCGTGCAATCAGGTGATCCGCTTAAAGCAATAGTAAGGGCTGCTGTCGTCGCAGGAGCAGGAGCGTTCTGCTTTTCTGTTGCATGGTCTATAAATCAATGGTGGTTCAAGTGGGTGTTCATCGGAGGTTGTGCAACAGGAGTTGCTGCGTGTCTCGTGTACGCGTGGGCTGCGTGGAAAGAGTCACAGGAAAAGAAAGCATTGCTCCAGCGATCTAAGGAAGCAGACGAAGCCGAGAAAGCTCTCAAAGCAATTGGAAAAGTAATCGACCCTCTGCCTGAAAAGAGTGAGATCAAGCAAGCCTTGTCCTCTAAAATGTCCAAAGTGGACAAGGCATTGATTCACGAACTCAAAGCAGAGGATCAGCGTGCCGAAGCAAACCTCGCCCAATAAAACATCATGCGCCTGCCTTTCATTCGTATTCCCGATTTCAAAAAGCAAGTCGAGGAGGAAGACAAGCCGGAGATTTTCTATAAGGATTTCTCCGATGCTGAAAAGCGGGACTATATCAGGAACCGCATAACGCAGAGTATGGTAATGTGGTCATGCAAGACGAGCCTAGCAGCCTACAACCTATGCTGGATCGTGATCATTTTCCTTATTCTTACGATGGGTAATCAAATCCTCCAGCTTATTCAGCAAGTGGTTAAAAGCAAGGTAGGGTTATAATGAAAGCAACTATTCAAAAAGCCATTTCCCCTTTCATTCCCGGGGAAAGACAGACCTCAGGTCCGATCAACGTGGAAGCAGCTCTGCCCAGCTGCTACCTGATGACCAAGCGAGTTCTCCTCCTCGACGACGACGAGAATTTATTGGATCTTGTCAACATCGTCAAGGATGTGTTCAAACTCAATATGAGGATCACGACAGTCTCGACCATCGCAGGTGCGCGATCTGCGATTCTGCATTCGGATCGTCAACCTCCTTACGACATCATGATTTTCGATGTCGTATTGGCGAACGGAAACGGGATCGAACTATATAAGGAGCTGATTGCCAAATGGCCACGTTGCAATGTGGTCTTTCTTACAGGGTACTATTCTCCTGAGGTCGTAAAGAAAATCGAGGCGATCGGTCCCGCGCAAATAAGATCCAAAGAAAGCATCGTGAAACCTGAATTCCTGGCTGCCATGCTTGAGCAGTTAGGAGTCAAACGAAACTTTCCATGCTGAATTCATCTTGCTGTGCAGGGTTTTGGCTTTCCCTTGCATAGCAGTGTTAGGTGGTTGGGCTAGGGGGCGGGTTTGGTGGAGAGAACTGCGTACCGCCCCCTAGCCCTTTTGTCTGTCATGTCACGGGGTGTCTGTGTGTTCCATTACGTTCACACAGTGACCGACAGAAAATTCAGGAATGTGTGTCACCATGACGAACTGAAACCCCAGTTCGTCGGCTAACTGTTCGAGAACCACCCTCATTGTTGTCCGGTATTCAACAGAAAGGAAGCGGAACGGCTCATCGAGAAAAAGCACCGGTCTAAGTTTGGGGCGGTTTAACATGATCACCGCGCATCGTAATGCGAAGGAGGCCACATCGATGATTCCTCCACCTGAAGCAAACATGGGATCGACTTCCTCTCCATTCACGACGAAAACAAGACGAGCTTCCGTCTTTCCTCGCTTCTCCTCGAACAAGATATTGAAATCAGGAGCTTCTTTTCCAAACACAGCTTTCAAGCAGCGGGAAACGATTCCTGCGATGTGGGAATGAATCGTCTGCTGGACTGTGGCAGCGAGCGTCTGGACGATCTTGCGAGCTTCCGTTGCATGCGTCAGCTGCTCCTCTGCTGCTGCTGCCTGTGCGCGTGCATCGCGCCGTGCCGATATAGCGTGTTGCCGTTTGGAGATCAATACGTTCAGCTCCTGCCGGAGATCGACGGAATTAAATGTTTCCATTTTTTGACGAACTGCTTTTGGAGCGTTTCGATTTTCCCTTCCAGATCCTTGCTCTGACTTTCGTACTTTTCCAGAAGCTCTTTAGCCTCCTTCAAATTCCCTACGTCGAACTGGAGCCGCAAAGTTCCTATCGTCGCATCATACGCACCTCGTGCACGCTCGCGAGCGTCGCGAGCCTCTTCGACGGCTTCCCGTAACTGTTCGTATTCTTTCATCAGCGGTCGAGACTATCTTCTAGGATGCGGGAGACGGGAACAGGGACGTCGTGTTTTTTGGTGTACACATTTATGAGGTCTCTGAAATCCAACCTCTTAGTTTCCACTTCCTTTAGTATTTTAATGAAATCGCTTTGGAGAACGATGTTTTCCTCGGCTGCTTTGAGTATTGTACCATTGCTGATCCACAAGTCCTTTGAGGTGTCTAATTTATGGATATCTACAGTTCCATCAAAACGAAGTAGTCCCACATTCACTCCGTAATCACGCTCATCGGATTTACGAGGAATGACACAACCGTTATTCCACACCCAGCAATTTCCGGTTTTCCAAAGAAAGGACTTATGGTTGTCACCAAACAAAGCAACCTCGTATCCTGACAACACCTCTGCCATTCCGCGCACGCGCTCGCTTTCAGAGGCACCAGGATAGGAATTTCTGTCAGTTGCCCAAACGTAACGGTGGCATAGTAGCACATTAAGAGTGTCTTCCCGCCGCCCCCTGTACTTTTCGGGAACAGGAGGAATAGTCATTTCCCAATGACACGCTGTCACACGCAGACGAGGGGTGTGGGCATCGGAAAATAAGAATATACTATCCCCGTTTTTTATGTGGTTGAACTTCTGCGCCATCACGCATGTCCAATACGCTGTGTCCTTCAGCCTTCCAGGAGCATGGTAGGGCGTATCATGTTGTCCTGGAATCGTGTACCATTTTTGTCGTATGGAATCCAAAACAAAATTGATAAGTTCGGCAGGAGAATTCCACTTATCGAACAAGTCACCTGCGCATAGGATGGGAACGTTATCGTGCATTCTCGATATGCTTTCGATTTCCTCAATGTACCTGAGCTGTGCTGCGTACCAATCTGGCTCATTCGCCCGAGCAATTGGTAAGGTGTGGGTGAAATGAATATCCGAGCAGAGGATGGCTAAGACAGGATTTTCTGTTTGCATAGGGGACATATATTTTTGCCAAATTTGGCGTGAAATTTTTTTTCTAGGGAGTCTAGTGTTTCAGAACTATTCTCGATTTTTTGCTTGGCTCGTTCCAATTGAGTGATGTGGTCTCGCAAAATTCGGATGTCTTGATTCTTGGAGGCTTTAAGACTTTGGAGATTGTCGATCGCGGTGAAATGGGGCAAATCCATTTCCGCGGTCTGTTTGTGATCCCTCAGTTTTGCCGCTAGCCTGTCGAGGTCCATGAAGTTGTTCAACACCTTCGACTGTCTTTTCTCCAGTTTTTCGATTTCCGCCAATTCAGCGTCAGCCTCTATGGTCCAGTTCAACTCCTTTATTTTGACTGTCTGCCTGTCGATTTCCTCCTTGTGTATCTCGACTGCCTGCCGGGACCTTCTGACCAAATTGGAGCAGTAATTCAGGGAGCGATCTATGGTGGACAGATCGACAATTTCATTAAGTCGTTTGCTGACCTCGGTAGCAGGCAAAGAAAACCAGAAAGGCGCATCGTGTTGAAACTGGAAATTGAGATCCGACAGGCGTAATGATCTCTGCACGGACTCAGGAATGCTCGATCCGATCGCCTTGAGCTTTTCCCCGTCCTGTACATATGCGTTTGTTTTCTTGTCGCGTACACGACGAATGGAGAGATCATCGGTGCGCAGGCGGACATCGCAGCTGTCCTCTCCGTGCCGAATGAAGCTCGTGCCCGTCGGACGATTGAACACCAGCCAAGCAATCGCCCGAATGACAGACGACTTGCCTGTGTTAGTGGGTCCGACAATCGCGGTTATCTGGTCGTCAAAGGAAATTCTCAGTCGCGTGTGCTTCTGGAAATTTCTGACTAGAACGTCTTTGAATTTGGACAACATTAGGGAAGAAAGTCTTCCTCGACGACACCCTTTTCTTTCGCCTCCTTCTCGAACTTTTTCCTTCGAGCAACACCTTCCTTGAACATCCTGAAGGCAGCTTGGCGAGAGGCGAGAGGAACACGTGCCAGTTCACCCGGAGCGTTCTCAGCTGTTCCTCCTTTCTGGAAGTGAGCGGAGAGGAGGAACTTCAGTTTCCTGTTGAGTGTGATTTGTTTCATTTTGGATCGCTGATTGCGAAGGAAGCAAAAATGGGATTGGAATTGAAATAAATTAAGGCGGCACTTTCCGCGTCATTCCTCGACACCTGTGCAACTATCAGCCGCCCTGCAACGCGCCCGTCGTCATTGTAACAAATGACCTCGTAATCTCCTAGTTTGCTGGGATCGTTTGATGGTGGAGAGTCGTCGTTTTTCTTCATGGTGTCATAATCGAGTGGATGCTAAAAATTACGCAAGTCCTTGATGCTACGATCTGGAGAACAACATGGAAAAAATAAAATTGAAGTAGTTCCATGGATGTAACGTTATGTAACACATGAAGTTCAAACCCTCACCCAATCAGGAAGCAATTTTCCGCTTCATCGAGGAGGAAAAAGGATCGGCAGTGATCGAGGCGGTGGCAGGCTCGGGCAAGACTACCACGATAGTCAAGGCTCTTGAGTTGATCGATCCATCCAAGAAAATCCTGTTCCTTGCTTTCAATAAGAAAATCGCCACTGAACTCCAGTCACGCATTCCTGCACATGCGAAGGCTGCAACGTTTCACTCCGTGGGCTACGGAGCGTGGAGATTCGCAACCGACAACTGCCAGATCGACGACGCCAAGCTGAGCAATCTGCTCAAGACACATTTTTCCGAGCTACACAGGAGCAGCTACGGCGCCGCCATGCGCAAGCTCGTGGGACTGGCGAAGTCAGCAGGTGTGGGTAAGCTCATCGCAAACGATATGGTCAATTGGTACGCTCTAGCCGACCACCACTCCGTCGAGCTCCCCGATTCGCCCAAGTTTGCGGATCAGGCAATCCAGCTCTCGATGCAGTTGCTGGAGCTCTCGGTGGAGGCTGCACGTGCGGGCACGATCGATTTTGACGACATGCTGTACATGCCGCTCCTCGATAATGTTCCGTTTTCCAAATACGATTATGTATTCGTGGACGAGGCGCAGGACACGAATCAGGTCCAGTTGTCCCTACTGCGCCGCATGCTCAAGCCGGGTGGACGTCTGATCGCAGTAGGTGACAGACACCAGGCGATCTACGGGTTCCGAGGAGCTGACGCTGGCGCGATGGACGCGATCGTAGAGGCATTCGGATGCAAGATTCTGCCTCTCAGCAAGTCCTATCGCTGCGCCAAAAATGTGATCAAGCTGGCGCAGACGATCGTCCCACATATCGAGGCAGCCGACAATGCACCTGATGGAGAGATCATCGACGACGTTCCTTTTTCTGACACCAATTTTGCCAATGAGGACGTCATTATCTGCCGTAACACTGCGCCGCTGATCGAGACAGCCTTCCGATTCATCTCCCAGGGACGGGGATGCAAAGTGCTGGGTCGGGACATCGGATCCGGCTTGATTAGCTTGGTCGAAAAGATGAAGGGCGACGACATCGCCGAATTCGAGCGCCGCCTCGAAGCGTTCACCCAGCGGGAAGTGGAGAAGCACATGGGCAAGGGCGAGGAAGACCGTGCAGAAGCCGTGCGTGACCGGTCTAATTGCCTCACAGCGATCATCTCACACCTGCCTGAAAATAACCGCACGATTCCTGCTCTCAAGGTCACGATCGCCGAGATGTTCTCCGACGATGCGTCCAAGTCCATGCTGACGCTGTGCACGGCGCACAAATCCAAAGGTCTCGAATGGGATCGCGTATTCATCCTTCGCTCCGACCTCATGCCGAGCAAGTGGGCGCGTCAGCGTTGGCAGCAGGAACAGGAAAAGAATCTGATGTATGTCGCCTACACGCGAGCCAAGAAGACCCTAGTGTTTCTCCGCGTCGAGATCGATGGAAACAAGACCTCGAATCATGCTCCTTCTCCCGCTACGAAAGCAGATTCTCATTTCCCTTTTGCCTCGGCGAGCGAAACCAACCGAGAACGTGCGATCCGTCGCTGGATGTCGATCGGTGCTCCGGAAGGAAAACTCAACCCTCTTTGGATCGAAGTCTAAAAACCAAAACAACAAAATACCATGACCGCATATATCCTCGAAACCAAGACACGCGGACACTACGTCCGCCGCAGCAATATCAATCCCGCCGTCCATGATTGGACGCATGATAAAAATGAGGCGACACAGTTCGACTCGATGACCGAAGCCGTCCTGTTCTCCGTCTACGCAGGAATCGGTCTATATTGCGAAGTCGTCTCCGTGCACGCGCACAGAAAGGAGGTAATGCTCTAATGGCCACGAAACGCTTGCGCATCGACCGCATCAAAAAACGCAGTTGGGTCAAGGCGAACAACGAGGACGATGTCTCCTCTGTCCATCAGCAAGGTCTGCGTGCGATGGAGGAACGCATCAAAAACTCACGTCGTGTTCCACCAGAAATCAATTCATCTTTCCTCGATCTGTATAATGTCCACCTTATAGAATTTGTGAGAAAGATGGACGATGGCAGTTTCAAGGCGTGTCATTTTCCCAAGAAAGCGACTCATCGACTTGAGGCGACGAGTTGGAACAAGGAACCCACAGTAAATTTCAAGTCCAAGGCGTGGGCGTGCAGCGTGTGCGCGATCCCTATAAATGCCTACCTTCGTCCCACGAATATCAAGGTGAAGAAACCTTTTCCTTCCAACATCACAGCATATAATTCCAAAGGCGCCATCGTGGGGAAACGTAATGTCCTTCTCTACGTGATCAAAGCGATGGAAGCAAAAGTGAACAAAGTGGCTGTCTCCAAAATGCTGCATGAAGAATGCGACCAGCTATACAGGAACTTGATTCGTGCCAGTCGCATTCTCGCACAGAGAAAAGGCTACAGGCGCATCAAGCTCTCGACACCCTTTTCGTTGACATGATTACTCGCATGTAACATCCTGTCACATTTCAGCTCCTCTCGTCTATGTCCTCCTCTGTGCTTTCTAGGTTCCAAAATTATGTGCTTTCGGAAACATATGTGGAACTGCAACCTATCATTTTCCGAATAATACATAAGTTCCACAGTAGGTATGGAATTCCTCTGGAAGACCTCGTCCCTGTAGCTCACAAGTCTTTCGTGCGATCGTGCATGAGATACGATCGCACGAAAGGAACCGCGCTGTCGTCTTGGGTCTACCAAAAACTATGGGGCGACCTAATGGACTTTACGCGCACCGAGACACGATGGCGCAGACATCACGCGTCTCTCGAGGAACTCGTTTCCGACATCGAGGAGCGGGCGAGCAGAGTGGAGACGCTGCTGCCTAAGACGCATCCTGACACCTTTATGACAGAGTTAAAGGATCGACTGAGCGCCAATGCTCAGGTCGTCGTCAAAATCGTTCTCGAATCTCCCAAAGCGTTTTCCAAAAAGTGCGCAAAGAAAAATGTAAGGACAAGCTCTGCCTTGAAGCGAGCCTTGCAGGCGTACCTGAGGGAAATGGGATGGCAGTCCTCAAAAATAAAACAGACGTTCGAGGAGTTGATCGAGACCTTGCAGCCTGAAAAACCCGAACCTGAGAACGAGGACAGAGTAAGACGGCGAATGCACAGGTTGAAAATGAAGCGACAACATCCCATCCTTCGCGATATGGGAATGTCGAAGGACAAAGTACGATTTTTAATCCATGACGGAGCCTAAGAAGTACCAACTACAGGGAGCACAACTGATTCACAAATTTGGAGGACGTGCGCTGCTAGCTGACGAGATGGGACTGGGTAAATCTTTCCAGTCTCTCTACTACGCGAGCAAGGTTCCTTCTCGTCGTCCCATCGTCGTCGTCTGCCCCGCTCAGCTCAAGTGGCAGTGGCGCGATGAGGCATGGAATCATCTCCGGATGAAAAGCGATATTCTCTCAGGGAGAATTCCAAAAAAAGACAGAGTGGAAAAGAAAGCTCACGAGGAACTCGTGATCGTGAATTACGACATTTTGGAACACTGGAATAATTGGATTATCTCACTCAAGCCCCAGATCATCATATTTGACGAGGCGCAGGCTGTGTCGAATCGCACCTCGCTCAAATACAAACACCTCCATCGACTGATTCAGGAGGCGCAGATACCTACCCGCATCGCACTGACAGGCACGCCGCTGTCTAATCGACCTGCTGAGCTGTGGTCGATTCTCCATTTATTGCGTCCTGATGCATTCGCCTCCTTCACTAATTTTGGAATGCATTACTGCAATCCAAAAATGGAACGAGGCAAGATCGAATTTACGGGCGCCCACAATCTCGCCGGACTGCACAAGAAACTTAAAGAGTTCGTCATGATTCGCAGAGTGAAGGAGGACGTGGCGTCAGAGCTTCCTCCTAAGTCTCGCGCAACCATCTCCTTCGAGATGACCAAGGCGCAGAGGAAAGAGTACGATCTATGCGACAGGAATTTCCTGAAATGGATCATGATCAATTATCCTGATCGCGTGCACAAGATCAGGGCAGCACAAGACAGGGAAGAAAACGAGGCGAAGAAAGGAGGAATTCATTTAGGCTACAAGCTCCGTCTGTGCGGGGAACTCAAGCGCGATCTGACTAAAGCGTGGATCGACAATTTCCTAGCGGGGTCGGAGAAAAAACTCATCGTGTTTTCGCAGTCCCTTTCCACGCTCGCTTGGTTCCATTCTAAGTACCCCGAAATCTCCGTCGTGATAGACGGAGGCGTGACAGGGCAGAAAAGACACGAGGCCGTGCAAGCGTTCCAGAGAAACAAGAAAATCAGACTGTCCTTCTCCCAGCACAAAGCAGGCGGCGTTGGAGTCACGATGCACGCAGCGTCCAACGTCGTGTATCATGACTATCCTTGGGACGCAGCCACGCTGCTACAAGGAGAAGATCGCGTGCATCGAATCGGCCAAACAGAGAAATGCTTCATCTGGTATCTCACGTTCGCCGACACAGTGGAAAAACACGTTCTCTCCGTCCTCAACAGAAAACAGGACATTCTCACTCAAGTGCTAGATGGAAGAAAAAGGCAAAAGCATGAAAAAGCTAAAATCATCACGGCGTAAGGGCTCGTACTATCTCCGCGACGTCGATCCCGACCTCCTCGACATGTTCAAGGCGGTCTGTTTCAGACGCGGACGCACGATCAAAGGAATGCTCGTCGCCCTCATCAAGGAGACGACGTTGCCCACACCTGTGCCCCGGGGACGTCATGAGATCATCGACGTCCCTCGATTGTCGCACACCCACAGATTTCCAAGATAGTCACCACTCGATCACAAACGAGTATATGACCTTTCAGGAAATCCTCGACAGATATGGCGTAGAGCATTCAGTCAACCCTTCTCGACCCGGTTGGGTACAGTTCGACTGCCCTTGGTGTGGACGACGCGAGACCCCATATATGGGTTGGCGATCGGGAACAGGCGTTTGCTACTGTTGGAAATGCAGAGCGCATTCTGTCTTCGAGGTCGTGCGCGAGATCAGCAACCTTCCTACCCGGGAAGTCAAAAGGCTGATCGAGGGAATAGGAGACGACATCGCACCTGTCGATGAGCAGGATGTCCGAGGACGTCTTGTGCTGCCTTCTCCCTTCGACGATCCTTTCCCCGCTCGTCATCGCCGTTATCTCGAGGAGGAACGAGGTCTCAGCTTCGATTTCTGCATTAATACCATTCAAATAAAGGCTCTTTCTGCCTTCGCGAGGGTGAAGACACCGGATGGGCGAAAAATTCGCTTAGATTGGCGTATTTTCATTCCGTACATACTTGGAGGGAAGATTGTGAGCTGGACAACGCGTGCGCTCAAGGCAAGCGATCCGATGCGATATTTTGGAGCTCCAGCGAATTGCGAGGCGATCAACAGGAAGGACCTCTTGTTCATGGAGGACCTAGCAAATTATTCTGTGTGTGTCGTGGAAGGAGAATTCGACGCGATCAAAGTGGGAGCGGGCTGCGTAGCGACAGGAGGGATCGCGTACAAGCCCGCGCAGGTCAGGCGGATCGCTCGATTTCCCATTCGAGGGGTGTGGTTCGACAACGAGGCAGGTGCGCAGGAAAGAGCAGCTGAGCTTGTGGCGGAGCTGAAATTGTTCCCCGGCGAAACGTATCTGATTCAGGGCGACTCTAAAGACCCGGGTTGCGCGTCCCAGCGAGAAATTAAGCATGTCAGAAATTTTCTAAAACTATGAGCAACGATTCGGATGATAATGAAATCAAGACAAGCCGCGCTGCTGTCGCCGCGTTTTATCAGGACAGCATGTGGTTCAGGTTCCATAAAAGTTTGCTTCGTGTGATGAGTGGAGACGAAGCCATTCTATTGTCAGCTATTTTGAACGTGTATGGAATGGAAGGAGGCAACTGGAAAAGGATGTCCGTAGATAAATTGGAAAAGGAAACATACATGGACAAAAGAAAACAAGGCAGAGTAATCAGGATGTTGGAAGAGAAAGGTTTTCTTCAGAGCAGATTTGAAGGGGATGGAAAAGAAGCAGGTGCCAAAAGATACATAGCACTAAATTGGGACAAATTGTCCAAAACACTCAAGGACTACGTTGTCCAAATTTCTGATAGTACAAAAAGTTGTACTATCATGTTGCATGGTGTTGTACATGATAGTACAAAAAGTTGTACTATCGCAACCCCGCTTGCACCCTCGCGTGTGCGCGCGTACGCGAAAGAAATCTCTGAAAAGAAACACACACACGCTGCGCCCAAGCACGCAGCTGTTGGAGTTTTTGACTCAGAACCTCCTTTTGAGCTCAGAGTAACGAAACACCTGTCTGAGATCATCTCTAAAAATCTCCAAATAAACGTACCTGCTAATTCAGGTCAGGCGAAATATATCCATGATTTGATAGCATTCAAAGGAATATCGAAGGACAGAATTTCCCGCGTACTAGAGTGGTACGAAAACAACTGTGGAGATAAATACGTCCCTGTAATTGGAAGCATACGGGATTTCAAACTCAAGTTCGTAAATTTGGAACAAGCGATGTTACGAGCAGAAGGACCTGCAAACAATGTGATTCCTCCTGCTGTCGTGAAAATTTACGACGCGCTTGTGGAGTCCGAAGACATGCCCGCCAGCCTGATCCCCAAACTAAATTCCGTCCTTGTTCCCACTTACAATCTCGTCAAACCTTGGTATGACAAGTTGAGTGTCCTTGTTGAAAGATGTGCAAAATTGGGATCTTTTGGGAAAATAATCGACGACATAGAAAAGACCCTGTTCCCCACAGGGTTGAGGGGTTTTCTCATCGGGTACATGGAGGAAAATATAATTCGCCTCAGTCAATGGGACGACTGGAATGGAGAAATAAAGCACCTTACCCTAGACACTAATTCCAAATGGGAAAAACATGCTCGTCGAACATTGTCTGAGGAGGGTTATTCAGAATCCACGATTGATGAATTGTTCCAAGCGATTAAGACCTTGAACAAATGAAGATTGAGCAGGCTTCGGGCAAGGAGGAAAGAAGTATTCTTATCGGCATGATCGTGGACAAGCATGTCCTAGGTCGTGTTGCTTCACGGTGGGATTCGCACTTGTTCGAGACTCGATGGGCGAACACGATTTCCGAATTGTGCGTAAAGTATTTCCAACGCTACAAAGATGCGCCTGCCAAACAGATTCAGAGTCTGTTCGAGGCATGGTCTTCGGAGACTCGCGACAAGGAAGCGACAGGCTTGATCGGGAAGTTTTTAGCGTCCTTGTCGGACGAATACGAGCAGCTTGAAAAAGAGTCCAATTCACCCTACCTGATCGACTTGGCGGGTCGACATTTCAATCAAGTAAAGCTCAAGCGACTAGCGCGAAGAATTGAAGGACACATCGACCAAGGAAAGATAGAAAACGCTCTGCGTGCTGTGTCTGATTTTGGCACAGGCGTTCACATTGGAGCACAAGCGACAGTGGATGTTTTCAACGATTTGGAAGCACTGTCGCGAGCCTTTTCCGAGCGTGCAGAACCCTTGATCACGCTGCGGGGGGATCTGGGTAAATTCTTTGGAAGATCGTTGCAGCGTGAAGGATTCATTTGCTTGATGGGTCCTGAAAAGAGAGGTAAGACTGCGTGGCTCGTTTATCTTTCTACCGAGGCTGCGAAGCAGCGAAAGAAGGTGGCATTTTTCGCAGTGGGAGACGAAAGCGAAGAGGAAATGATGCTGCGTTTTTCCGTGCTTGTTTCCAAGCATTCTCTGTTCCCCGACACGTTCAATTATCCCACCTCCCTGAAATATGAAGGGAAGAAAATAGAGGTTGAGCATGAGGAATGGGAGTTCGAGAAACCTCTGTCAGAACGCCAAGCCAAGCGTGCTTTCAGCCGTTTGAAATCGGAGAGAATCAAGAGCCAGAAAGAATATCTGCGTCTTTCTGTCCATCCCAATTCATCCCTCTCGATCGAGATGATCGACGATCTCCTGACCCAATGGGAAACTGAAGGGTTCGTGCCTGATGTGGTCGTCGTCGATTATATGGACATTCTGCTGGAAACGGGAGGCTCGTCTGACGCTCGCGATAGGATCAACGCGACGTGGAAAGCATTTCGGGGACTCATGCAGAAAAGGAAGACATTAGGTCTGACAGCGACCCAAGCGAATGCAGCCTCGTATAAGGAAGGTCTGCTTTCTCGCGCCAATTTTTCGGAGGACAAGCGCAAGCTCGCTCACGTTACGGGGATGGTCGGACTCAATCAGACCAAGGAGGAGTACGGGAAGGAAATAATGCGCCTAAACTGGATTGTTCGTCGTGGCTTCCGCGCTAATCCCAAGCATGTCTGCCACTGTGCGATGTGCCTCGAGATCGCCAATCCTGCTGTGCTTTCCCTGTACTGACAGGTGGAATAATTTTCGTAAGTGGTTGGACAGTGGAAGTAACTGTAATGGTGGCAAAGATTGGGAAATTTCCACTTTACTTTCCAACCATCCATGTCGATGTTTTCGCCATGAACAGAAGCCAACTCCTCGAACACGTTCGAGATCACTTCCAAGCCGACGAGGCTTGTTTTCGGGATGGCGTTCTCTGGCTCAAGGGATACGCGTGTCTGATTACGGAAATAAGACACGATGCGTGGACAGAGACAACGTGGACGGAATCGCTCTGCCGCGCATTGATCTGCCCACCTGTTCCCGCCTCCACCCGATAAGTTATTTCCGTCCAACAAAAACCACCAACAGAAAGATAAAACATGAAAGTCCAACTGAAAGCCGCCCAGGCGTTGTTTCTCGCGCTTGGTCTCAACAATGCTCCGAAATACACTGTGGAGCAGTGCAATAAAAAGATGAGCGAACTCCTCAAGGTCATCCATGACCCCGAGGAAGTCGATCCCAACGCATTGTCCGCCGCCGAGGATAAGGCTCTCCTCAAAAAGCTCCGTAAGGCTGCCGCAGCCGACGAGCCTGTCGAAGTCGTGGCGAATGACGCAGCCGACGAGCCTGTCGAAGCGCCTGCCGCCAAGCCGACCAAAGCCTCGAAAGAAAAGCCCACCGCTAAAAAGGAAGCTGAGAAGCCGACCAAGAAGGTCGCCGAAAAAGCACCTGCGAAGAAGGAGCCCAAGCTCCCTGCTCATCGCGACAAGTTCGGCTCCCGCGAGGGGTCGGGCGGATCGAAGATCAACGCCGTGTTGACGCGCATGCCTCAGACCACTGACGAGATCACTGAAGCCTCGGGCGTTCTCAAGGCGACGGTGCAGGAGCACTTGTGGAAGCTTCGCAAGGTGCTGAAAGTTGCCGACCGCAACGAAAAGGGATGGTATCTTCTGCCGACGAAGAAGTAACTTGCCTTTTCTGCTTCCAAGCGATTAAAGAGAGGTCTAAACAACCTCTCTTTTTTTATGGCGATAAACATTCCTCTAGCCTTAGCCAACGCCAACAGTCATCGTCTTTCGTGCACGAAGCTCTACGTTGACTTTCCTTTTGCCCACCGCCAACACATGCACGATGGACATTGTAGCAAGATCCACGGGCACAATTGGAGCTTTGAATTTACCTTCACCGCTGATCATGTCGATTCGTGCGGCTTCGTCATCGACTTCGGGAAAATGCAGTGGCTCAAAGGATGGCTTACTAAATGGTTCGATCACACCTTGGTTTTGAATTCTACTGATCCCCATTTGGACTATATAAGGAAATCGCTCGATGACGTGCCTTTGGCAGACATCATGGTCGTCCCAGACGCCTCCTGTGAAGGACTCGCGAAGTGGATTTTTGAGCAGGTGGATCTTTTGATCCTCGAGCATGTGGGAGTCAGTCGAGGTGTGCGACTGATCAGGGTCACCGTCAAGGAGGACAGCAAAAATTCAGCGACCTGGGAGGTTCTGTGAGTTCCAACAAAAACATATTGGTCGATTTTTCCAATATAGCTAACGAGACCATCGACAAGGCTAAATCGGGAACGCGCATCGATCGCACAGACATCACCGATCGAGCCCGCAAGAAACTGGGCAAGGATGCGTTCACCGACATGAACGCGCATGACATGCTTACCGTCTTGTGTCGTGCCCGCTCCGATGTGGTCGTTATCAAAAAGGGCAAGGAAGGGGGAACATTCAAGCGATGAAACACCTTCCTGTGCATGAGCGTTTTCTGTCCTTCCAAGGCGAAGGTGTGCATATGGGACGGGCGGCTTTCTTCATCCGCCTGTTCGGCTGTCCTCTGCATTGTCCCTGGTGCGATTCAGCGGGCACGTGGCATAAGGACTATGTGCCCGACAAGGTCGATAAATTTACTCCTGCCCAATTGGTGCAAGAGGTGCTGGAGACAGAAGCTAAATTTGTCGTCATCACCGGGGGCGAACCCGCCATCCATGATTTGATGGATCTCACTGTCTTGTTCCTCAGTTTTGATATTCGCGTCCATATCGAGACATCGGGAGCGTTCCCGCTAAAGGGAATGTTCGATTGGGTGACCGTCAGTCCAAAGCGCGCCAAGGCTCCTTTGCCTGAGGTGCTGCATTTGGCAAACGAGTTCAAGCTCATCATCGAGGGCAAGGATGACATCGCGTACTGGATGAATAATTTTCTTGATGGCGCGCTGCTTGTTCGAGCGGCAGCGAACAAGGACATAAACGAACCTGCTGTCTGGCTTCATCCCGAATGGTCTAAGCGAAACGATCCTGAGGTCCTTTCGATAATTTCCTCAACCGTTCGTGATCGAGGCGATCCTTTTCGAGCGGGTTACCAACTCCATAAACTATATCGCGCCGACTCCTTGGACAAGAGAACTTCTCCTCTCGCCCCATTGGGAGGCAACCCAAAATTAGGATATTGAATGAACCTTCCCGATATACAAAAAACGATCGACACGCGTGGCGTCCCGATTGATCGCGTGGGCGTGACTGGAATCAGGCTGCCCATTCGTCTTCTCCGCAAGCCTACGATGGACGAAACGTTGAAGGAAGACTGGCAGGACTCGGTAGGAGTTTTTGAGCTTTCTTGCAACCTTCCCCGCGATGTGAAGGGCACACACATGAGTCGATTTACGGAAGTGTTGATGGAACACATCGATAAGGAAAGTGGTGTATTTTCTCACACTTCACTCGCCAAGGTCGCTGATGTGTTGATGGAAAGAATGCAGGCGTCATGTGTGGAGGTCAGTGTCAAGGCAGTGTATTTCATGCCTCAAGTCTCCCCTGTGACAGGCAGGAAAGGGATCGCGCCGATCGACGTGGGACTGTCAGTGTCACGCTACAATTTCGAGGGCACGATTGGGCTTGTGGAGGAGTGGATGACATCGGTTCAGATCGAGGGGATGACCTGCTGTCCCTGCTCGAAGGAGATAAGTGATTACCACCATTCAACGCAAACGGGGAAAGGCGCACATAGCCAGCGGTCTATGGTGTCACTACAAATTCATCACGCTGCGTTGAATACCATTTGGTTTGAAGACCTTGCAGGCGCGATACAAGCAGCCTATTCGTCTCCTGTTTATCCGGTCCTCAAGAGACCGGATGAAAGAGCGGTGACGATTGCTGCCTACGAAAATCCCAAGTTCGTGGAGGATGTGATTAGGGATGTCGTCGTGAATCTGGGAGCACTTCACCTGAAGCAACTGGGAGGTACAGAGTCGTGGCAATGCAACGTTCGCGTGTGCAATGCTGAGAGCATCCACTACCACGACGCGTTCGCTTCCCTCGCCGTCCGCTTTCCTGCCCTGCTGTGAATCACGTTTTTCGGAAGTCAAAAAACGGATCGAATCACAGACTGGAGGGCGTTGTCACGTCATCTAGGTCTCTGTTCATCGATTCGGGCGCGCATTCTCTGTATAACAGGGAGGTGGATACATACGAGAATGAACTTGTGACTTCCTACAGTCAGCGTTACGATTACTTCGATCTCAAGGACAAAAATTCTGACTTCCGAAAATACGTTCGCAGGTATGTGAAGTTCATCAAGGAGGAAACGTCTGACAAGATCGATTACTATGTTACTCTGGATGCGATTTACCATCCTGATAAGTCTTTGGAGATATACGACTTTCTAGTGAATGAATACGGGCTTTCCCCGGTGCCTGTTGTCCACTGCGAAACCCCTTTCAATTTCGTGGATGAATATATCGAACGGGGTTGCACGTTTTTGGGTATTGGAGGTCTTGGGCAAGGAGTAAGTAAGAGCAGATTTTTTGAATGGGGAGACCAGCTGTTTAACTACATTTCTGCGGGAAAGGATCGCACGCCTGTTATTAGGACTCATGGATTTGCTATGACCAGTTGGGAATTGCTGCTTAGATACCCCTGGTGGTCGGTTGACTCTGCCTCGTGGCTGAAAGCTGCTGCATTTGGACAGGTGTACGTTCCTAATTTCAGAGATGGTAAATTCGTGTTTGAGGAACGTAATAGGCCGTATACAATTACGGCCAGCGCACGAAGTCCAAATGCTAAGGAAAAGTGGCACATTTCCAATTTGGAAGGAGAAGTTAGAAAAATCGTGAGGGACTGGTTTGACTTCATCCGCATTGATATTGAGGGGAATCATGGAATACTAAACAGCCTAGAGGCTCGCTCCCGAGCTAACCTGCTATTTTTTACTAGGATGGCGAGGGAGCTTGTGTTCCCTCGCTCCTGTTCCACATTTAATATCAAAGGCGTGTTTAATGGTCCATGCGCTGATGGTCAGAAAATAAAAGCTCCCAAGAGTTACGACAATCCTTTCGTGGAGCCGCATAAATTGCAGATTTACTTTTCGGGTCTTTCAGGCGGTGGAATATACCCGGAGCACATGATCGCCGAGAAGTCGCCCGCCATTATGTTGTCCTTCGATAACTTACGGGACCAGATGAAACGACCCTACGATAAAAGAGCATCGACCGCTTGGATCAGATTCAAAGCCCACAGAAACCAAAAATGAGAACCATAAATCGCGCCGAACTTTTGTTGAAATTGGAGATGGTAGCAGCAGGACTTTCTTCTAAGGAAATCCTCGAACAGAGCGCCTGCTTTGTTTTCACGAAGGGTCGCGTATTGACCTTCAACGGCCAAATCTCCTGCTCCGTCGCCTGTGATATTGGCTATGAAGGGGCGGTGCACTCGCAAGCTCTGCTTGGAATTCTGCGCAAGATTTCCGACGACACGCTTGAGGTGGAACACAGACAACAGAAAGGAGACCTGAAGTTCGTGGGAGAGTTCAAGTCCATGGGCATCACGGTGCAGAACACAATCAAGCTCCCACTCGATGGCCTTACTCTGCCCAAGGAGAGTGATTGGAAAAAACTAGAGGACGGATTTACTGAGGCAGTCGAGATGTCGGTGATGTCTGCAAGCAAGGACGAGAGTCAATTCAACATCACGTGTGTCCACATTTCCCCTAAGTTCGTGGAGGGCTGTGACAACAAGCAATTCACTCGGTATTTTGTCGATACTCCCGTTGAGTCTAAAAAGGGTGTCCTTGTACGTTCCACGTCAATGCGACATGTACCTTTGCTTGAGATGGTCGAGATAGCGGAGACGCGATCTTGGATTCATTTCAGGAACGGCGCAGGTCTCGTGTTCTCCTGTATAAAATACGACGATTCCTACCCGAACTATGACGACCTATATAAATTCAAGGGAACAAAAGTAGAGCTGCCTCGATCCATTGAAAGTGCCGCCGACAAGGCCAGCGTGTTCGCTGAGGCGAATACAGACAAGGAAAAATCTTCCGAGGCTGAATTGATCATCACCCTGACGGAAGGAAAAATGCGTGTGAGAGGAGAGGGAATGTCAGGGTGGTACCGACAAACGCTCGCCGTCGATTACACAGGTCCGGATATTCAGTTTCGCATTCCTCCCAAGTTGTTAATCGACATTTCCAAGCGGTTCATGCGGGGTGAACTGACGGAAGGCAAACTCAAGATCGAGGGAAAGAATTGGGTGTACGTGACGGCGTTGTCGGCGGGTAACTCTAGCGATGTCTAGGGGATTCTTCGCAGAATCGACGACAGCGAGCCGAGCGCCTACAAGCGTCATCCCGCAATGCGGCGTCTGTGGGCTCTCAGAGCTTTGCCTGTCTCCCAAGATGAGAGTGGGTGGCGAAGGGAGAAAGAAAATCTTGATCGTAGGGGAAGCCCCGGGCAGACAGGAGGACGAGAAAGGAACTCAATTCGTTGGGGTGTCGGGGCAGAGACTCAAGGAAGCACTTGAGGAATGTGGCATCAGCATGCGCAGGGATTGCTGGACAACTAATGCCCTGATCTGTCGCCCACCGGGTAACAAGATCAAGGACAAAAACGCGATCGCCTACTGTCGTCCGAATCTGCTGCGTTCTATTCGGGAACTCAATCCTGTTATCACGATCCTTTTGGGAGGATTAGCTGTTCGGTCTCTCATCGTTGAAAGTTGGGGAAAGGAAGAAATCGGGGAGGTGAATCGATGGGTGGGTTGGAGGATCCCGTGCCAGAAATTCAACACGTGGATTTGTCCGACGTGGCATCCTAGTTACGTCATTCGCACAGAGGAGGAGACAAGGAAGCCCTTTAGTTTTTTCGACAAGCACATCAAACGAGCTTTGGAATTCGATTCGCATCCCTGGCCAGACGGAGCACCTGATTGGAGTGGCAAGGTCAGGACGATTTTCGACACTCGCGAAGCTGCGCAGATCGTAGATCAGTGGTGCGATCTGGGAGGAACTTTTGCCTTCGATTATGAAAACACCTGCCTCAAGCCTGAGTATGTAGGCGGTGAAATTGTCTGTGCTGCCTTGTGTCGTGAGGGGAAGGAGACGATCGCTTTCCCTTGGCATGGAGACGTTGTCGATGCGTGCCGAAGGATTCTCCGATCGAAAAAATGTGCGTTCATTGCCTCCAACATGAAACACGAGGACAGGTGGACGAGATGGGCTTTTGGAAAGCCTGTGAGAAATTGGGCGTGGGATACGATGATTGCCGCGCATGCCCTCGATAATAGGGAAAAAATTACAGGGTTGAAGTTTCAGGCGTTCGTGAATTTTGGAATGCCTTCCTACAATGAACACATCGAGGAATTCCTGAAGACTACGGGAGACACGAAAATAAACCGTGTGAAGCAAATAGAGCTGTCCCAGCTGCTTAAATACTGCGGACTTGATGCCCTGCTGGAATATAAGCTCGCTGTCGTGCAGTGCCGCCAACTCGCTAGGATGAATTTGTCATGAGCATTCGTCCTGACGTTCATTTCGGCTATAATCTCATTCATCAGGGCATCGCGACCTTGTCCCGAATTGAGTCGAACGGTATTCGCGTGGATCGCAGGTACCTGATGAAAGCGATCTCCTCGACCGAAAAGGAGATCGCTGTGATCAAGTCGCGGATGAGAGACACTCCTGTATGGGATCTATGGACGAAGCGTTACGGAGTGAAAGCCAACATCGACTCTGACGATCAGCTGGGGCATATTCTTTTCGACTCCAAGGAAAAGATGGGGTTGGGATACAAGTCTACAGAGAGGACTGCTTCGGGAAGATATAAGGCAGACGTTGCAGCCTTGGAAGGAATCGATCTCCCTTTCATCAAGGATTTGATCAGGGTGGGAAAACTAGACAAAGCACTTTCCACGAATTTCAAGGGAATCCTGCGCGAACTAGACGGAGACAATTTCGTCCATCCTGTATTCAACCTTCATATCGCCCGCACGTTCAGATCCTCGAGTGACAATCCTAATTTCCAGAACATTCCCGTCCGAGATGAAGACATCGCCAAGTTAGTGCGATCCTGCTACATCGCCCGAGACGGACACGTTTTGGTGGAGAATGATTTCAAGGGAATCGAGGTAGGTGTATCTGCTTGCTACAATCGAGATCCTGCGCTGATCGCCTATGTAAAGGACGCATCACTCGATATGCATCGGGACATTGCGATGGAGCTTTTCTTCCTGAGCAAGAAACAGATGTCCAAAGCGATTCGACATGTCGCCAAGAACAAATTTGTATTTCCGCAGTTCTATGGATCGTGGTATATTGCTTGCGCGAAACAGATATGGGAAGAAATCGAAAAACGTGATTTGAAGCTCACTGACGGCACTCCGCTCAAAAAACACCTTTATTTGAATGGTATTAAGGGTCTAGGCGCCTGTGATGCGTCGATCAAACCCGAGCCGGGGACGTTTGAGAGACACGTGCAGGAAGTGGAGCGATCTTTTTGGGACGTTCGCTTCAAGGTCTATAAGCAGTGGAAGAATAAGTGGTGGGAGGAATATCAACGGCGAGGATTTTTCGACACCTACACAGGATTCAGGATTTCAGGTCCGATGGACCGAAATCAAGTCATCAACTACCCTGTCCAAGGAAGCGCGTTCCACTGTCTGCTCTGGTCTCTTGTTCAAATCCAGAAGGAACTTGATGATCGAGGAATGAGAACTGTTCTCGTAGGACAGATTCACGATTCGATCATTGCGGATGTCGCAATCGATGAAATTGACGATTACCTGGCGATAGTAAAAGACGTGACCGAGGTCAGACTAAGGAAGCACTATAAATGGATCAACGTTCCTCTTTCCGTCGAATGTGAAATCTGCCCGATAGGAGGGACGTGGTTCAACAAACGGGAGGTTGTGATCAAGGATGATTCGTTTAATTGGAAATCCAAAGACGATAAACATAATTGGTCTGGCAGCGCCCGGGGTCTCATAAACTTTTGGCAAAAACTTGAAAAGGAAGCAGCGTAGTCATGAGTGAAGAAAACACAGTTCCAGAATTGTTCACCAAATATCGTCCCTATAAACTGAGTGAAGTTGTGGGACAAGAGGAAGCCGTCGCATCGCTCAAGGCGATGATCTCGAGGAATAAGGTCAAACATGCGCTGCTGTTTACGGGTCCTAGCGGGACAGGCAAGACAACGTTGGCACGCATTCTAGCTCGGCGAATAGAATGCGGTGAACACGATCTGATGGAAGTCAATGCCGCTGACTTTCGAGGCATTGACACAATTCGGGATATTCGCAGCAAGATGGGACTAGCTGCGATCTCAGGCAAGGTGCGCGTGTGCATCGTCGATGAGTGTCACCAGCTTTCCAAGGAGGCACAGAGTTCTCTCCTCAAGATGCTCGAGGAGCCGCCCAAGCATTTTTATTTCATGCTGGCGACGACTGACCCGCAAAAGCTGCTGCGCACGATCATCACAAGGTGCACGGAAATCAAGCTCAAGGCCGTGAGTCCTACCGCGATCAAGGCTCTCGTCGCCCGTGTAGCTGAGGCGGAAAAGATACCCTATTCACAGGAAGCTCTTGATAACATTCTGGAATTCTCTGACGGATCGGCTCGCAAAGCTCTCGTTTTTCTGTCGGCACTCGAAGGAATTCCAGAAGCAGATCAGGCGGATTATGTGCAGAAAACAGCGAGCCGCACAGCCTCTAATAAATTGGGCTCCTTGCTGCTGGCGCACAAGCCCGGGACGTGGAAACAGGTCGCTCAGATTCTAAGGGAGATGGATGAGGAGCCTGAATCGATCAGGCAAATGCTTCTGGCGTATATGGGCGCCGTCATGCTCAACGCCGGACACAAAGGTCCAGGTCTTCGCGCCTTCGATATTTCCGAAGCGTTCAAGGAACCTCTGCATTATGGAGGCAGAGGGCTGCTCATAGCCAACTGTTTTTTCCTCATGAAGTGACCAAACGATTAATTCATCATGTCCGCCAGAACTGATTTTCAGATTGACGATTTAAACCTCCGCGAGGAATGGCTCAGACAGGCTGACCTTTATTTCTCCTACGCTGAAAAAGCGGCGACAGCAAGGAGCGCCTATGATGCAGCTGCGCAGGAGCTGAGTGTTGTGGAGGCGGATCTGTCGCTTGATATCCGCGCTAATCCTCGGCACTACGATCTGGACGACAAGGTCACGGAAGCGGCTGTAAAGTCCACTCTCTTCCTGCAAAAAGGAGTGAGGCGCGCACAGAAAATTGTGCGCGAGGCAAAGCATGATCTCGACATTGCACAGGCCGCGTGCACGGCGTTGGAACACAAGAAACGAGCCCTGACGATGCTTGTGGAGCTCAACACGGCGAAGTATTTTGCCGATCCCAAGATAACTGCGTCCTCCGAAATGCGCGAAGCTGCGCAAGACGAGGAGAAGCGCAGGATTAGGAATAAGGGAAAGGTGTCGAGGTGGAGGGATGAGGACAGAGGTTCTGACGACGACTAATTTATCCGGTGCGAAATTTCACCGGTAGAAAACACAAAACAACCCAAATAAATATGAGCCGCAGAGAATACCGTGAGGTTCGCTCCGCCCGTGAGCGTGCCGAGAAACACAAAGGTGGGTGGGAACCCACATACCTGAACCTTCCCAAGGGAGCGAAGCTCCTGAAGTTAGAGGGTCCTGTTATGTACCTCGATGTGATCCCCTATCCTGCTGGAAAAGGAAATCCTTTCGCCGATGAGGGAAATCCTCATTACGAGCGCACCTTCTACATCCATAAGAAAGTAGGGGGTGGAGACGATTCGTACATTTGCCTCCGTCGCACTGCTCGCCAGCCCTGTCCTGTGTGTGAGTTCAACACTCGCCTTCAGAACAAAGGCGTCGTGGACATCGACGATCTGAAGGAACTTGCTCCCAAGGAGCGTCAGTTGTTCAACGTGATCAACACGAAGGACCGAGACGCGGGTATCCAGATTCTTGAAATCTCCTACCATTTGTTTGGCAAACTTCTCGATGCTCGCACACGCACGTCCGACGCAGAGGATGCGGGATGGGACATGTTTCATAGCCTGACGGAGGGCTGCACGCTTCGCCTTGAGATTGCGGAGGAGAAGTATGGACAGGGTACATACAGCAATGTCACATCCATCGACTTCGTTCCTCGAAAGAAGCAATACGACACTTCCATCTACGAGGAAGCCTACTGCTTGGACGAGTGTCTGAAAATTCCTTCGTACAAGGAATTGGAAAAGATTGTGTTGGAGATTGACGAAGACGATCCGACGGGAAGCAAGGCTCGCGAATCTTCGCGCAGGAAAAAGGACGATGATGAGGATGATCGTCGATCCTCTAAGTCCAAGTCCAAATCGTCGGATGATGACGATGATGATGGTATCAAGGCGAAGCCCAAGGCATCACGTTCCTCCAAGGACGACGATGACGACGACAAGCCGTCTAAAGAGGATGAGGATTGGGATCGTAAACCCAGCAAATCCTCCAAGGACGACGATGACGACGACACACCTCCAAAATCATCCAAGCGATCGAAGGACGATGACGATGATGAGGATGATCGTCGATCCTCTAAGTCCAAGTCCAAATCGTCGGACGATGACGACGATGAGGATGATCGTCGATCCTCTAAGTCCAAGTCCAAATCGTCGGATGATGACGACGATGAGGACGACAAGCCCAAGCGAAAGTCCTCCTTCCGCGACGATCCTGCGATGACGACGATTCCAAGTCTAGCAGAAAGGCGTCTAAGTCCAAATCGTCGGATGATGACGATGATGAGGACGACAAGCCTGTGCGTCGTGCGAAACCATCCTCCAAGGACGACGATGACGACGACACACCTCCAAAATCATCCAAGCGATCGAAGGACGATGACGATGATGAGGATGATCGTCCCAAGGGAAAACGCTCCCGGGACGACGATGACGATTGATGTGCAGTGACTGGGTTTAATTTGTGACCAAAGGAGGCCTATGTGAAATCTCATAGACCTCCTACTTTTCTCACTTATGAGCAAGACCACCAAAGAGCTGAAGGAAGATTTGCTGACTCCCGTTGAGTCTGCCTCCCTCCCGACAAAAGGGGCGCTGTCGTCAGGCTGTACGGTGCTTAATTTGGCGTGTACAGGGTCGCCTTTCAGCGCCTTTCGGCGAGGTGGTTATTACTTCATTGTGGGCGACAGCGCGGCAGGAAAGACAGTGTTAGGCGGCGCCGCTTTGGGAGAGGCTGCCATAAACAAGCGGTTCGATGACTACCGTCTTGTATTCGACAACATCGAGGATGGTGCGTTCATGTTTGATAAATTTTACGGACCTAAGGTCACGGACAGAATAACAGCTCCTCGAGTCAAGGATGGTGTTGCGATCAACAGTGTTACCGCCGAAGAATTTTACAGCCACGTCCATCGTAATTGCAGCGAGCAGCCCACCATTTACGTGGGAGACAGTGAGAACGCGCTGTCGAGCGAAGGCGAGATGGATAAGCAAGAAAAGAAACGCGCTGCGATTGAGGAAGGAAAAGAAATATCGGGAATCATGACGGATCACAAAGCCAAGATCCACTCTCAGAATTTACGACCAACTATCAAACTCCTGCGTGATACTATGTCCATTCTGGTGTTGCTGGGACAGACAAGAGACGTGATCGGAGCGATGCCCGGTCAGGACACCAAGACGTATTCGGGAGGTAAGGCGTTGCGATTCTACGCGCACCTTGAGATTTGGTTTTCGGTTGTGGAGCGAATCAGGAAGACTGTGAGAGGCAAGCCTCGTGAAGTGGGAATAATCACGGAGGCGTATGTGAAGAAAAACAGGTTCACGGGAAAGCGATCTCGTGTGCGCTTTCCCATTTACTACTCCTTCGGCATCGACGATCTAGGCGCCTGTGTGAATTATCTAGTGGATGAGAAACACTGGACGAAGTCGAACGGTGTGATCACCGCGAAGGAATTCGATTTCAAGGGTCCTGTGGAATCTCTCATCCAGCATATCGAGGAAAACAATTACGAGCGTGACCTCCGATCTCTTACAGGGGACGTCTGGAGGGAAATAGAAGAAGCCTGCGAAGTGAAGCGAAAGAATAAATACCAATGAAAAGGAAACGCAGAACAAAGAAGGAGTTGGCAGAAGTGTGGGACCTGTATATCGTGGCAAATACTCATGGGGACCTTATGGAGATCGCAGAACTATACGATTTTCCGTCTGAAGAGGCTGTATTTACTGCAATGTGGAAGATGCCAGTTGGGTATCCTCCAGATTACATGCGTTTTGATACGATCACCGAGCGTCAAGGCATCAACGATCACGTGAAGGTTGGAAAATATGCAGCCACAACACTCCTTCACGCCTATCATTTTTTTGCCCTGCTCAATAATAAGCATGTAGGATTTGATAAACTTCCAGAATACATTGCTAAACTGCGCACCAAGGACATGCGTCGTCCTACCAAGGAGGTGTGGTGTGAAGCAGTAGGGTGGTCTGTACGCCGATTGCTAGAGTGGGAGAGAAGCTTCAAGGCGTGTTCGGGGCGGATCAATTATATCAATCCTGTCTCCTTCCAATCATTGTTTTTGTGAGACCGATTCTCCTACTTGATTGCAGCTACCTTTGCTGGAGAGCCTTCCACACTCTGGGAGACCTGACGCATGGTGGCGTTTCAACAGGAGTATTGTTTGGATTTTTCATGGCGTTGGCTGATCTCAAGGAGACGTTCAACACGGACAGATTTGTCTATTGCTTCGATAAAGGCGAACCCTACAGGGCGCAGATTCTTCCAACATATAAAGGAAGCCGTGCGAAAAAGTATGATGCGGATCCAAAGATGTTAGAAGCTCGTCAGCAGGTGCGCGATGCTTTAGTGGATCTGCGAAGGAAGTGGCTGCCTCAGATCGGGGCGTTTAATGTGTTGCACCAGAAGGGCTACGAAGCGGATGACATGATCGCCAGTGTCTGCATCGCCTCGGAATATCGAGGGCAGGAAAAAATCATCGTCAGCGCCGACAGTGATTTATACCAGCTCCTTCGCCTCGATGTGAAAATCTACAATCCGCGAACCCGAAAGATCCTGACGGATTACATGTTCGTCAGAAAATATGGAATTCGCCCCAGTCAGTGGGACAGAGTAAAAGCCATCGCAGGATGTTCGACAGACAGCATTCCTGGGATTCGAGGAGTAGGTGAAGCGACAGCGATCAAATGGCTCAAAGGTGAACTGAAGCGAGACAGTGTGAAGTACCGTGCCATAAATTCTGACGAGCAGCAGCTAGACCCCGCGGATCGTGTCGTCAGAAGGAATTTACTGCTTACCTCCCTCCCTTATCAAGGCGCGAATCATTTCGATCTTGAGGAGGATGCGTATAGCATCAAGGGATGGAAAGACATGTGTGCCGAACTGGGATTCCGCTCCCTCGTAAATAATCCTCCTTTCTTTCATCGTGAGCGCCGAAAAGTTCTATGATTTGGAAGGACGCGAAGTTTGGCTTTCCCAGATCAATGGAAGGTTTGCTTTCACGCGGTTGCGACGAAAGAAAGGGGAGATGCTGTCTGACGTCTACGTTTGCCCGACAGACGAATTGACGGATGCGTGCAAGGCGGAAATTCGCGAACATAAAAGGAAGTGGACTTGGACACTGTATGCTTTTGGATGGAATAAAAAAGTGCTTGCTGAATGGTACGGATGGGAAGAGGAAAAGCTGCTTCGTTTCCTCGATCGCGTATTTACAGGTGAAGTGACTCCTCGCATGAGTCATGATCCGTATTTGGATGGCAAGCCTTGGGGAAAGAGGCAACAATACATCCTTGACAATCTTGTTTACAACGATCGCAGATGGAATGATATTTGCTACCTCCTTTCACGATCCAGAAAAGAATTGAGCCAATTTATCAAGCCATGAGCAGCAAGGGTGGAGCATACGAACGCGAATTGTCGACCAAATTGTCTTTGTGGTGGAGCAATGGAAAAAGAGACGATCTCATTTGGCGGACATCGACGAGCGGAGGACGGGCGACGATACGCGGAAAGAAAGGGAAACGCACATTCGGGTCGTACGGTGACCTTCATGCCGTCGACCCATTAGCCTCGGATCTCTTTCTGGTGTTCACTATAGAGGCCAAACGGGGGTACACTGGCGCTAGCTTCGCCGACGCGATAGATCGTCCCGTGTTAGCCAAGCAAACGACGTTTGAAGCCTTTTGCGAGCAAGCGCGAACCGCAGCTGTTGCGGCTGGATCTGCGTCTTGGATGCTGATTCAGAGGAGGGACAAGAAACGAGCTCTTTGTTTTATTCCTCGCAAGGCTTTTAGCACCATCCAAATGCTGGGTGGCTGTGATCTGCTGCCCTGTCCTTATATCGAGATGCGCCTTAATTTGAGGCAGGAAGGAGACTTCGCGAGGACCTGGGTTGTGGCTATGCAGTTAGACGATTTTTTGCGCACCTGTTCCCCCGATGTCATCCGACGATTCGCAGAAAAAGTCAGACCTAGCGGACTTCGCTAGACTGCTTCGTGCCTTGGAGGAGGTAAAGAGCGAGGCAGGCAAATATCTCATCCTCGACCGTGCATTGCAGGCAAATCGAGGCATTGAACGGTTCCTTCGATGGACCCTTCGTGATGTGCAGATCATTGGATCGGAGGACGCGTTTCGCGTAGCAGGGAAGGTAGGATCAGATTTGCGATCATACCCGGTGCGCATGATGGGTGAGTGGTTTCATTTTTCCCCAGGCAAGCCCAAAGAAAAAGTGGCTGAGGAGTGGGCAGCAATAATCCTGCGTTTGCCTGTAGATCAGCGATTCGCCGCCAATCGAGTGCTTAATCGGGATTTACGGTGTGTTTCGCGGAGGCTTATTTTGGAAGTATTGCAGAACTAGACCCATCCGCGATTTACGGAAATCGGGTTAATTTGGAAAATCTTTCGGTGGTAAAACGAAGAAAGATGGAAAATAGTGCTTGATCTCCATCCATGTCGTGTCGATAGTTTCCATGTCAGGCAAAAACCAAAATCAAAACCAATGAAAACATACTACGTCCTCCGCAACTCGATCACCGGGCTGTTTTTCAACGGGGTGAATTTCACCTCTGAATTCGAGGGAGCTAAATTCTTCTCTCTCAAGCCCAACCACTCCGCCTTACGATTCATTTGGGGTGAGGAGGTGGAAATCGTTAAGATCACGCTGACCAAGATGGAATAATAAGCGACAAGGAGGAAGTCACTAACCCCTTTAATTTTCCTCAATCCTCAACTCTATATTACCTACCATGGCTGGAAACTCTAAAATTCTCGAAAAGCTTCGGAAGCTAATGTCAATGGCTTCCTCGAAAAATGGCGCGACGCAAGCTGAAATGGAAGCCTTTCTCGCGAAGGCACGCGAGCTGGCGCGCCAAAACAACATCGATCTCGAGGAGGTAGGCGAAGGCGAAACGTCCGCCAAGCCTCTCACTGCCGTGCGCGTAACCGTGCAGACGAAGTCCAAATATGAGCGCACCTACCACGCACCGATCATGCGCGTCCTCCGCGAGTGCTTCGACATTCGCACGGTGTGGAGCAGCTATTGGACGCATCAGGCGCAACGTGTATATGTCGCCATTCATTTCATCGGAGAGGAAACGGATGTGGAGATCAGCAAGATTTTCTGGGACTATTTGTAGGATCTGTTTCCCCGTTGTTATAAGGAGTACCGTGCCAATACGGGAAGCAAAGCAAGCTGGACCTCCGAGCGTTCGTTTTATGAAGGTCTGGCAGCAGGAATCTGTCTGTCGAATCAGCGGGAACGCGAGTCGATGCCTGCCGAGGAGAAGGGCAAATTTCAGATCGTCCTTGTCAACAAGGAGGCGGTCGTGAGTGCGAAGGTCCACGAATTGTTTCCCCGTCTCAGGACGGAGCACAGGCACATGAAATCTGTAGACCATGGAGCGAAGGCAGCAGGCTACGTTCGCGGGAAGGAGATCAAGCTTAATCGCCAGTTGACCTCCTAGCGATTAATAGAGCATGAAAGGAAAGTCAGCTTTCTGGGATGAGATCACTACTTATCCCAGAGAAAATCTCTCCCGCATATACCTATATAAGGGCTATCAAGTCCAAGTTTATTTTCCACGTACTAATCCACAACAAAACTCTAAAGAGGAGTGGGACACGACGACAACTCCGTGGACGCTCACTCGCCACAAAAAATGAAAAAGCGTAAATCCATCATGTCGGGCAACGGATCCCAGAACGGAAAGCGCGTTGCCGAAATTGCTAAGGACACCACGCCACCTCCAAAGAAGAAGGGATCTTTTTGGAACGATGACGAATCTGCACCAAATCCACCTGAGATGAAAACGCCTCCCGCTGATCAGATCAACCATCTCGTTAAGCAAGTCACAGCGCCTCCTCACTTCTTCAATGTGCAGACCTTGAAGGGTCAGAGGATCACCATCATCGATAAGCTGGGAGACAATTGGAGGGAACTGCTTTGCTATAATTGGGACCTCCGCATAACAATGCATCTCAAGGCAGAGGATTTGTTTCCTCGCGATGCTGTCAATGCTGCTACGCTATTCCTTCAGGAGATTTCATGAAATCCAATTTTGGAACACTGCACAGAGAGGACGATGGCACCCCACTTTCGTTGGAGGAACGTCTCAGATACAGAGTCAGTTTCGGCATGGGAGTGTTGGTAGGCTTCGCTGCCTGCTCTTTACTCGTTGTCATTATTTTTCTAGTGTGTCTGTCATGCCACTTGTTTTTACCTTGATCTTCTCCGTCGCAACGTGGATGTCATTCATGGTGTGTTTATATGCGATCTTTCGTTCCAACATCCGAAAATCTCAGAACAGGTTAAAATGGAGTTTTTCAGCAATGGAGATAAAACGACTCATGTGGTCGATGGTGCTGCAAATGCTGTTTGTGTCCTTCCTGTTTTTTCTGCTCATCCTCTTTTTCATCATCCCTCGATTTTCCAATTATGAATAATGTGCTTACTTTCGGTATGTTATTAGGACCCGTGGTCATTCTATTGTAGGCGGGAATTCTTCTGTTGGAATTCTTTCGCAAGGAGGATCTTTTGGGAAAAGTTGTGACTGCCATGATATACCTTTCCTTCATCGGTCTGCTTCTGTCCTTAGCCAGCTGTGGTCTCCAAGCGATTAAAAAAGAGCATGAAAAACAAAAAGCCCAGATTGAGATCACTAGGTAAGAAGGTCACGAGTTTTGAGGGTTTCGACACCTTCCTCAGACCTGCTAATACCGTCTTCGTATCGTGCATTTCCGACGAGATCACCGCTAACTGTCCAGTCACGAATCAGCCTGACTGGTATCTGGTGGAAATCAGGTATATGCCGGACGAGCTTTGCATTGAGAGCAAGTCCCTAAAGCTCTATCTTCACAGCTTTCGGAACGAAGGCATGTTCTGTGAGGAAATGGGATCACGAATCGCCACGCATATAATGGAGGCAGTCGAAGCCTATGCCGTCGCCGTCGCGATCAAGCAGAAGTCACGTGGAGGCGTGTCGATCGTTTCTCGTTCCTATGTGGAGAACACAACGAAAATTGAGAAATACGGTCAGGCAAATCACGTGTGGACTATATGGCATCACAACCTGAATTGCATTCGCTCCTGTTCCACTCCCATTCAGTCTCCCACCTACTCCTACTAAATTACCATGAGAAAACGCGCCGTTGTATTATGCTCCGGAGGACTCGATTCCACAGTCCTCCTTCACTACGCTGCCAAGCAACTAGACATGGACATTGTCAAGGTGCTTTGCTTCAATTATGGATCGAAACATAATAAGCGCGAGGCTGCTTATTCGGTCTGGCAAACAGGACAGGTAAAGAAAGCAGTGGTCGACGCAGGCAAGCCCTTCTCCCCGATCACGCAGGAAAGACATTCGCGCCTTGATCTACCGTTCATCAACGAATTTTTCAAGTCGTCCCTGCTCAAGAGTGGCGGGACGATTCCCGAAGGTCACTACGCGGACGAGAACATGAAATCTACCGTCGTGCCCTTTCGCAACGGAATCATGCTGTCGATCGCTACGGGGTTCGCTGAATCCCTCGACTGTGACAGAGTCCTCATCGCCAATCATGCGGGAGACCACGCGATCTACCCCGATTGCCGGACAGATTTTATTTCCAAAATGTCAGCTGCGATGTGTCTTGGAACCTACAAGAATGTCATGATTCACGCTCCTTTCTCTGCCATGACGAAGGCGGAGATCGTGAGAATGGGCTCTCTGCTGAGCGTGGACATGGCGATGACATGGTCATGCTATAAGGGTGGAGAACTGCATTGCGGGAAATGCGGCACGTGCATCGAGCGTCGTGAGGCGTTTCATCTCGCGGGCATTCCGGATCCCACTGAATACGAGGCGGGCGCGCCTACGCTCGAGGAACTCATATCCTGCGATTTCAAATACGAAGCGACATCCCTCTGATTAAGTAACGGAAGTTACATTCCTATCTCATTTTAGCCAGTCATGAAGCATCAAGTTTTAGTAAGGAAACCATCGGGTTCCAAGTATCACGTCAACGTCCCCGTTGACGCTTACATATTGGCTAAAATGGGAATGGGGGATACCCAAATTTCTCAGATTTTTGGAGTGACTGATTTGACGTTTTCCAAGTGGAAAGATCAGCAACCGGCTTTGATTTATGCACTGGAAAAGGCGAGGGAAAAGGACGTTAACAAGAGACCGACTTTCCTCTCCTACGTGTACAAGCACCTCAGTCCTGAGGTCAGAGCTTTGTGGGAGCGAATAAACTATTGGGAGGACGCAGCGAATGGATATGAGAAAATAGAGGCGATGTTAGCCAACGAAGGCGAAGACGTGAGAATGTCTCTCTGGTTTCACGCGTTCGTGGATTCAAATTTCAACGCCTCCGAAGCCTGTCGAAAGGTGTGCGTATCTAAGACCACTCTAGCTGAGTGGAAGGAAAATAATCCTCAGTTCCCCAAGCTGATCGACGAGATGGAGTGGCACAAAAATAATCTGTTCGAGGACAGTCTCATTTCCCTGGTTAAAGCAGGTAATCCTCTCGCGGTCTTGTTTGCGAACAAGACAAGGAATCGGGATCGGGGATACGACTCCAAAATCACCGTGCAGCATGAAGGCACGATCACCCACCTGCATAAGCACATCGTGCAGGTCGACAGGCTGGATCTATCGCTCGAGGAAAAGAGACGCCTCCTCGAAGCTGTCAGAGCCCAGAAAGCTCTCCCTGAAAATCAGGACGAGATCATCGACATCGAGGAAGGTGTCGAGGTAGCAGCCAAACCCCGTGAGCGATCAGCGTTCTACGATGACGAGGAGACAGAATAATGAAAACACTCATTTCGGAATTCTAGCAATGTCTGCGCCTAGTTTGGAACAGCTTTTATACCGGGTGGCTCAAGCTTACACTGCCCTTTTAATCGCTCAGGACGAACAGGCTGATTTAAGATGTCCACATCGTGTCAGCCGTCGCAGGAACGAATTTGGAGAGGCGTTCAATGCACTAGAGGTGGCGGTAAATCAGCAGAAAGAAGCGATTCAAGCTCTGATCAAAGCGGGAAACAATCTCGACGCCAGCGTTTATAATCAAGCGTTTCAGACAGAGAACGAAACAGCCCAGGAACTCAAATTGGAGATGTGCAAACAATGGAAGCAAGCAGCTGCTAAGTTCGCAGTTACCGAAACACTTTCCAAATATGAAATACGCTGAACCCCATCCTGTTGTCCTCACGACTTTTGCTTGTCAGGATTACAGTCATCCATGAATTCATCAAACCAAAGACCAAAAATGAGTAATGCATTAAACACCACCTCCGATGAGATCGATGCAATCTTAGCAAATAGTCTGGATTCTGTATTTCACCACCTAGTGCGCAGTCCCGGGACGGTGCATCTAGCGTTCATTGTGGACGCGGCAGCTAGGAGAATTCGCCCAGCGGGGATGCAGTCGGAGGAGATCAGCGCATTGCGCGCCCGAGTCGATTACCTGACCGAGTCTCTGCTCGCTATCGAGGAAGCCTGCGGGGAAGCAGGAGATAAGACAGCGATGCAGATCAAGGATCGCATTAATCGCATCCGAGATTTACGGAAATCTGGTTAATTTGGAAAATCTTTCGGTGGTAAAATGAAGAAAGATGGAAAATAGTGCTTGATGTTTTCCATCTCCGTGTCGATAGTTCCATCCACAGACAGCAACTCAACGAAAAACCAATAACGAAAGATTCCAAAATGTACTACTCCGACACAAATCCTCCTCGCCACGTTGTCAGAATCGTCCGCGAATATGCCGAAACCCTCTGCCGCAAGCATGGGCACGTCAGCAGCACAGCCTCCTACGTCTACGGCACCGAAACCAAGATCATAGAGAACAGGAAGCACGAATCTCGTTTCCTGGGTCGGGGTCGTTGGCGTACGATCCACCGTGCCTCCTTCCGCGTCATGATTAATTGGAAGGCGCTTGCGCTCAAGGAACTTGGAGAGCTTTACGTCTGATTTACAAAAGTTCCACTTTACTTTCCCTCCACCTGCGACGATATTTCCATCATGAACTCTACTACCACTTCCTGCTACGATCTCGCCCGCAACTACGCCGCCGCCCATGAAGCGTATCACGCCGAGGACACGCCCGAGACGGAAAAGAATGTCACTCGCGCCGCCGATGCCCTGCTGATCGCATTGGGCTTTCGAGGCGCCTACAGGATCAACTTCGCCGACGTTCCTCCGGAAGGCATCGAGGCGATCGATCTCGAGGTCACTAATTCCTCCGACGTTTTGCTCGCCTCGATTGTCGTCTACCCTGACGGCTCCTTCTACGCTCGCTAATCATCCGCCTCCTCATGAAAGCCTACGATCTGTTGTCCACGCAGGAAAGAAATGCTCTCCGGGTCGCCCTGAACCAGATGCGTCCTCTGAATCTCACCGTCGAGCTTGCCATCCTCCTCGCCAAGAATATGATCGGCGCAAAAGGTGACAGAGCCAACCTAATGCTAGAGGCTGCTTACGATCACATCGCAGCGATCGGAGGAGCAAAGTGAAAACAATTTTGAAATGGAGTCCAATCGAGGAAAGCAGTACTGAAAGCAACTGCGGAAAATATCGCATATTGCCTTGTTACCACGGCTCCCGCGTCAAACCGGTTGGATACATCCTCCAAATAAAATCCATGCTAATTGATGGGTGGGTCGCGTATGCATTCCGTCACAGTATGCGCTCCTGTAAGGAAGTAGCAGCCAATTTGGAAGCGTAACAATGACAAAACGTGAAGCAACCTTGCGCGCCAGAATAGGCGAATTGGAAGCTATGTGTGTAGAGTTGCGATTGGATGTTAAACACCTCCTCGATACAGTGTCTAAGATGGACACTCTGCACACCCAATGTCTGGACAGGGGATGCACGTGTTACAGCGATCCAGAAGATGTCTGCGTTCACTGCAACAAATCCACTAGACTTTCCACCCTTGCAAAAGCCACGTTAGCTAAATTTGGAAGAGATGAATAACCAATATACCAAATCTGTAGGAAAAGAATGGTGGGGAGTATACGACCTCCATAATAACGAATTTGCCTATAGGCTCATCGAGGGTCTGAGCACTCCCGTAATTTGCGACAGTCGCACCACTACGGAGAACACTTGTTCATACCTAAATGAGATCCAAGATGGTAACAAAGCTGAATCCAAGCGATTCACAGTCAGACGTGTGTTCCTGTTTTCCGGATCCTGAAAACTCCATGAGCATCGATCTGACAAAAGCCCCTTACTATCTGTTGCGAGACATGTCTACAGGTACGGCTCGTTTCATCGACTGTTTCGATTTCAATTCCAAGGAAGAAATAGAATGGACGAGAGATCCAAAGACAGCGTGGATTTTTAGTTGGCATGATGCGATGTCCAAGAGAACGCTTCTTTCCAAATATAGCATCCATGTGGACATAGTATTCCGAAAGGATGCAATGTGAGGCTGAGAGTGCGCGTTATTCTCAAACTTTACGTCCTACCTCTTTTCTGCTTCGCTAGTAGCTACCATGAAGAAACTATTATCTATCTTCCTCCTTGCTGTGCCTCTGTTCGCTGCAACTCTGACGTGGACAGACAACTCCAATAATGAATTGGGATTTCACATCGAACGTGCGCCTGTAACGGGGACGAGTACAGGCACGTTCACCCAGATCGGTATTGTGGGTGAGAACGTGACCACATTTGTGGATAACAATACCGAGTCTGGCAAGCAATATAGCTACCGTGTCCGAGCGTATAATGCAGCAGGGAATTCCGCATACTCGAACACAGCTAATTGGACTGAGCCCACAGCTCTACAGGTCCCTGCTAACTTCGCATTTGGTGGGATTAAGCTCGCGGACGTGGGGCAGACGCAAATCTGGTCTGCAACATTTACTTGGACTGACAATAATGCAGACGAGACGTCCTATCGGCTCGAATACAAGAAACAATCCGAAAGCGACACTGCGTGGAAGCAAGCAGCCACCGTACCTGCGAATGCACAGATCGCACCTACTCCCAATTTGTCTGACATGACGACTGCCTATTCCTTCCGATTAAGAGCAGTTAGAGGGACTGAGCTTGGTCCTGTCACTGCAACGATCAACACATCTCCCGCCAACAGTTACCGAGCCTCTACTCCCACCAACCTGAAAACGTCAAAATAACATCCACATGAATAATGTCCTACGAAAGTCTCTAGTGCTGCTGCTTAGCAGTTTCCTTGTCTGTACAGCACACGCAGCCTTCATTTCTGGCAACATCACCTTTTCTGGAGGTGTCGCGCTTAATGGTGACAAGACAGCCGCCACACAAGTCGATGTTTGGCTGAATACTAGCGTCGAGTCAGTCTCGGGCGATTTCTTGAACACCATTCAAGCTTCCGATCTCGTTTCCTTCTCTGCGCCTTGGGTGTTCGGCACAGGCATCAACAGTCTGTGGAGTGTCGGAGGATTCTCTTTCGATCTGCTCTCCTCGAATGTGGTGTTGCAATCGGAGGAATATCTGCTCGTGTCGGGAACAGGCACGATCGTCGATACAGGCGGCACGTATGCTGACACAGCAGGGACGTGGAGCTTTAGCATTCCCGGGGACAGTGCGTTAGGAATCTTTTCTTTCGCAGCTGCCTCCAAATCACTTCCGGGGTCTACATCGGTTCCGGAGTCAGGGATGACAGCATTGCTGCTATTACTGGCACTTAGCACGGTATACGGAGTCAGAAGGTTCGTATAGCCGTTTGGTTAGACTGTTTTCATAGTTATAGGTTTGGAACTCCGTCCTCTTAATTGGGGACGGAGTTTTATTTTGGAATCGCGGATACATGGAATAACGTGGAAGTATTGCAGAACTAGACACATCCGCGATTTGTCCTCCACCCGATTAAACAGATCATGAAATCACGCGTGCGCGCCCAATACTTTGTGCAGGGAACCAAAGTCACTCCTTACTACATCATCGACTTTTGGATGGCAGACAAAAAGAAATACCTGCCTCTAGGCGATAGTGAGGGCGTCATGAAATTCTCCACAGAATCGGAAGCTGAGAAATTCCGAAAGAAAGCTGTGGAGAAAATGAACAACTCCGCCTCCTATGCTAAAGAGCTGTTCCTCCACACTAATGAATCCAAAAGATAAGAGGAAGCGCATCCAGATCGAGACGTGCAAAAGCATCCTGCATAATAGAATGACGGTAATTCTAAATGGAACCAGCATGACGCATTCTGCTTTGGGTCAGATTCAAGGAGACATCATCCGAATGTCTGTGGCATTGTCTGAAGGACAGCCTGTCGTCATTCTTTCCAAGAGAAGAAAAGACGGAGTGGTATTTGTTCAGTGTGCCGTCCCTCAGGGCTATTGACTATCCATCATTGACTTTTCCTTTTCCTTAAAGAGCGTGCAGAAAGTTTCGCCATGAAAAACTTCTTCACCTCACTCCTGAGCGATAACTCAGGTGGATTCTCTACCTACCGAGTCACGATGCTTTTCTGGTTCCTCTTGATCTCGTCGATGATGGTGATTGCGACGATCAAAGCACCGGGAACGATTCCAGAAGTTCCTGCCAACACGCTTGCTCTGACGCTCGCCATACTGGGTGGAAAAGTGATTCAGCGAATCGGAGAGAAAGCGGAGGACGATGAATCGTCGTCGTAGACTCCTTCCCTGCTTCTGTCTTCGCAGACTGTGCAGGTTTATTTTCGGGAGGAGCAATTCTCCCAGACTCGCGATCAAGTCGATTCGAGTCGGAACGGAACAATCGAATACAAGGAATAAAATGAACATCAAACTGAGACCGGGTTACTGGGTTGACGTCGAACTGAAGATCCAGCCCGCGAACGCGAAGGTGGACGGAAAGCTCAACTGGTCTGTCATCGACTCGGCACCTACTGATCCGGAGGCAGAATACGATGGCACCGTGATCGTGAAAGCATCTCCTGAAACGGGGATCGTGGGACGCATCATTGTTCCCAAGGACGCAGTCCCCAGCACAGAGGTCGTGCGTGTCACGGGCGATGCTGATCTGGGCGAAGGCGTCTCGGAACTCATTTTCGACATCGAAGTGGAGATCGAATCTCCCACAGCGGAAAATCTCGAAGCTTCGACCGTCAGCGAGCCTGTTGCTTTCGACAACATCGACGACGTCGATTTCCCTGCTGAGCCCACGCCTCCAGCCACTGAGCCTCCCCAAGCTGAGATCACAGCGCAGGTGAAGCGATCGGGAAAGGTCTGAGAACTATTTCCTGTCAGTTACTTGGTCTGACAGGATTCTGAGGACATATAGAGTGGAAGGGCTAGCGTGATGTTTTGACGCGCTAGCCCTTTTCTTTTTCATGTGCGATGAATGTGGACGATATTATCTTCATCAGCTTTTTAATGGTGTTCATCATTTGGTGGCTAGCTGATCATGACAGCGACCAGTGACAGTTCGCCTGTATTCTTTAATGGTATTCAAGTGGAAACGGCATGCACGCAGACGTCCTTGATGAAGTTGAGCGAATGAGTCTTTCCGAGATCGATCTGATCCAGTCGATCTGTCGGGAAAACTTTTATGAGTTCGTGAAAGAATTCATACCCCTCCTGATTCCCGAGGAGATAGTTTGGAACTGGCATATACAGTTTCTCTGTGATGAATTGCAGGAATCGGCAGAACTCGTGTTCAAGCGACTTCCAAAGAAACACGACACGACGATAAACGTTCCACCGTCCACGCTCAAATCGACGATCTGCTCGATTTTGTTTCCTCCCTGGATCTGGACGAGAATGCCCGAGGCTCGAATCATCTCCGCGTCCTATGAGCATGTTCTCGCCCTCAACTTCGCGAGAAAGTCACGCGATATTATCGAGTCGGAAAAGTATCAACAGACCTTCCGATTCAAAAAGCGCAAGGTGAGGCTTCCTTCGGGCACAGTGATCGAGCGTTTCCTACCTTCGATGGATCCTGATGCCCTGCCCATCAAGCTGAAGGACGATACGAATTCTAAGGGCATGTATGAGAATATGGCGCACGGAGACAGAAAGAGTGTCGGCACGAAAGGGCAGATATTCGGTTCACATTCTCATTTCATCATCGTGGACGACCCGATGAATCCCAAGGAGACTGTGTCAGAGCCTGCGCTTGCAGCCGTCAACAGATTCATGGACGAAGTGCTGCCGTCTCGAACTGTGGACAAGAAAGTGACCCCGCAGCTGCTCATCATGCAGCGTCTTCATCAAGACGATCCCACAGGACATCAGCTGGCCAAAGCGAAGCCTGGGGAGGTCAGACATATTTGTCTGCCAGCGAGGAATGAGAAAGGTTCCCTCATTCTTCCCGCTGTCCTCGTGAGGAAATACGATCGTCAGGATGGATTTCTCGATCCCGTGCGACTGGGTCAGGAAACGCTCGACTCTCAGCTGCGCAAACTGGGACGGTTCGGGTATGCGGGACAATATGCACAGAATCCTGTCCCCTTGGGAGGAGGTATGTTCGATGTTTCCCAAGTCAAACGCGGGCGCAGACCACACCTTGATGACTTCATCGAGATTGCCCGTTATTGGGACAAAGCAGGAACGCATAAGGCAGGTGCTAGATCAGCGGGGGTCAAACTAGCACTCGACAGGTGGGATCGTGTGTGGATTCTCGATTCGAGAAAAGGACAATGGAGCGTGACTGAACGAAACATGGTGATGGAGCAGACTGCGCAGTCTGACGGTGAAGGCGTCATCGTGGGTCTCGAACAGGAACCTGGTTCGGGAGGGAAAGAGTCTGCGGAGAATTCGATCAAGCGCGAATTTGCTGGCTACCATGTCATCAAGGACAAGGTGACAGGCGACAAGGTGTACAGAGCCGAACCTCTCGCTGGGCAAATGGGCATAGGCAATGTGTACGTGCCCGACGATGCTCCCTGGTGGGAGGACATGAAATCAGAGTTCCAGTTTTTCCCTGTGGGGACATTCAAGGATCAGGTCGATGCTGCGGCAGGGGCATACGCAATGCTCAACAGGCGAAAGAGAACAGGCTCTCTGTTCGATCATGACGAACGTGGAATTGCTTAAATCGCTATGAATACAAAAACAAAAGAGGTCCTGCAACGCATCGCAGACAATCCCAATGCTGATCAAGAGTCGCGCAACATGGCGAGGAAAGCACTCGATGAAGCTGCGCAGAAGTCAGAGAGTCCCAGCCTAGTCGTTGGACCTGTAGACAGACCGACACGCGCCGATAAAAGTCCATCGTTGCAATAGGGAAGGAAATATACATAAGCCTGAGCCATCCTTCTTACAGGCTTATGAAACAATCTCCTTCCGCCCTGATTGCTAACCTCCTCAAGGAACACGGAGGAGACATCGTTACCAACGCCGTCTTGCTTCGCCAAGACTTTTTCAACAAGTACGCTGCCGACAAAAAGGACATCGACAAAGAATGCGGGTACCCGAGCCCGATCGATATAGCGCAGTATAAGTCCATATACGATCGGGAAGGAATCGGCACGCGCATCGTCGATATTTTCCCTGACGAGAGCTGGAAGACAGACCCCGAGGTGCTGGAGAATCCCGACGGCGACTTTACGGAGTGGGAACAAGCTTGGAAGGACGTAGTCGAGGAACATAATGTCTACGATGTTTTGAATGTCGTGGACAGAATCTCAGGCATCGGGTCGTTTGGGCTTTTGTTCATCGGTATCGACGACGGGGAAAGGGATTTGTCGAAGCCTGTGGAAGGGATCGATCTGCGCACGGGCAAGCCCACGAACGAATCGACGACCGCCAATCGAAAGATCCTTTTCCTGCGCACGTTCGATGAATCAGTCATCACGATCGATTCTTACGAAAACGACGTGACCAGTCCTCGCTATGGGATGCCCAACATCTACAAGATCCAGATGGCGCAGGATCTGACGAACATAGGAGGTCGCAGATCATCGGGCGCGTCTAGCATGGACTCTGAATCGCTGACGCTGCACTGGACGCGCTGCATTCACGTCGCTGATAACAGACGAAATTCTGCGATCTTTGGAACACCCCGCATGCAGGAGGTGTTCAATCGTCTCTACGATCTACGCAAGGTGCTAGGCGGCGCCGCCGAAATGTTCTGGAAGGGGGGTTTTCCCGGGATTGCTTTCGAGTCCCATCCCGATGCCGCCCCTCTGACGACCAAGGAAAAGAAGGGAATAAAGATCGAGTTCGAGAGGTACATGAACGGACTGCAAAGGTATTTGGCATTGTCGGGCATGACAGCTAAATCCCTCAGTCCACAAATCGCTGATCCGTCCAATGTGTTCGACACAGCCATCAAGGCTATTTGTGCCTCCAAAGGAATCCCTTATCGAATTTTTATTGGAACTGAGGAAGCTCAGCTTGCCGGCGCTCAAGACAAGAAATCGTGGAACGAACGAATC